AGCTCCTTTTTCTTCTTCCCATGAATCCCACATTTGCCCGGTGTAAGACAAATTGACTTTGTTAGTGGACAATCCTTTTTTCTCTCTTGCTTTTCCGTGTCTTTGTCCATACCTTCCAATCGGTGTGTTTGATGGTGTCATTAGAAAACTTCCATTTGCCGCAAGTCCTTGCCCTTCTACTCTATCCTGTACCATGTCGGCCGCTTTGCCTGCTGCCTCAAAGATAATATCAGGAATCACATTTACAAAACTTTCAATGCTTTGTTTTGCTTTCTCTAATTTAGCGTCGGGGGTTATTATGGTTATCATAGTTCAAAGTCTTTATCTATCCATTTACTAATCTGATAGCCAATAAAGAATGATACGCCTATTACCATCATTATAAAGCCCAAATAGATTATAAATTCAAATTCCATGTCAATAAACTGGATAATCTTGTGAATTTAAAACTCCGAATCTGTTAATGTCGTATTCACTTGGATAATAATAAAAGCCGTCAGGAATTAAACTACTTGTATGAATGCCTAGTTTCTCGCTTGCGTCTTTCTTTTCTACTATTGCCGTCGGAGCTAATCGCATTAATGCTGGCTGAATTGATTTGCAAAGGTATTCGTAGTAAGACTCTCTTTGAGCTATCATTTCCTTTTCTCTTACAATTGCGTTGGTATTAGTCCATATATTAAACTTATCGCTCTTTAGTGAATCTGCCAGTAATAACGAACCACAAAGATACTGTGCCGCCAAAGCAAACAAATCCGTATTCATGCTCACAAAGTTTGTCAAATCGCTTGCTATTTCAGCTTCAACATGAACATAACAATTACTTGATACAAAATTTAAGTCTTTTTTGTCGCTTGCTATTAGGATTGAGCCGCTTGTAACATCAACCGGAAATTGACCACACCTATCATTGAAGAACCCATTATTGCCATTTATTGCGCCTAAATCTATATCAGTAACATCTACGCACACAAAGTAATTGTTATTTAGTTTATCTAAGCTTAATTTGTGATAAACTTGTAAATACCCCTCTACAACAACATTTAATGGCTCAGGCGATTCATATACCTCATTGCCAGTATTTAAGTCGTAAATCTTAACTGTGTAAGTTCCTGTGCCATAAACATAAAGATTTTTGATATACAAGACTGTATTCTTTTGCCTTGCCGCCCTCAATCTCACGCCTTCATACCTTGGGCTTGCCGCCTTGTCTGGATTAGTAGAAGACTGAAAGTCAGCCGTCATACTCATTAATTGCCTGAATCTATCTTCCTTGCTTATCTCAGAATACAAATCCATTTCGAATATATCAGCGGCATTAGTTAGCGTTCTATTCCATATTTCATCTATCCCAGTTTCTGTTAGCTTGCCACTACCTACAACGAAGCTACTAGATATAATAGGCAAATCATTCACAAGTTTTGCGCCTGTTACCGGGGGTGTTGTGGTTCCTGTTAAGCCTACTATGTTTGAAAGGTAGTTCATAAGATTTCAACACAAGAAAAGGGAGTAATTAACTTAAATACAACGCAATCTTTTTCTAAATTATATTCAGCATACTTCTTTGCACTTTCTTCACTACTAAAAGCTTTCATGTTTCCTTTTTCATCATTACAAATATGATAGTGTTTTGATTTAGGATTTTGAACTATTACAAATGTTTCTTCCATTATGCTGCCAGTTTTACTTGTTTCTTATATAAATCCAAAGCCTTGAAATTCTCAAATTCAAAGTAACAAACGTCGTACCTAGCGCAATCTAACAAGTGAGCTATGTCTTCATTATTCAACTGAACTTTATTCAAACCACCGCTCGGTGTAGCATCTACACGCTTAAAATCATCTTTCAATTGCCTGCAATGTTCTTCATCAAACCAAAGCTGATTATGTTCTCCCCAAATCTGAAACATCGTGTTACATATAATCCGGCTTGAATCGTGTCCTATATTCCTTTTCATTACAAAAGAATCATTGAAATAGGCTCTTAATTGCATTTGCTCGCTTCTATTATACAACTTACAACAAATCGCATTGAAATTACTTCTTAATAGTAGCCAAGCTGATTTCTTACTTTCATCGCTTGTGTATTGTGTTTGAGCCCTGCCACTTGCATCGCCCGTGAAAAACACTTCATACCCTCCATATCTTACCGCTAAATATTCTATTAGTTCGTCAGGGTAATCCCGCCTTGCTTCCAGATAAACACGCCCTTTTCCAGGGATTTGCTGTCTGACAGTTGCAGACCATTTTACGTTAAAGTCAAGTGAAATATAAACTGGCAAATCCGGTCTATACCAGTCAAAGCATTTAACAAATTGTTTGTTGTAATCTACCGCACGAATAAACGGTCTTTTCGATGCTATTACCCCCCATTGTCCTAATCCATATACTGCGTAATGGTCAGGGTCATTAACTCTATACCAGTTCATATCCTCTATAAACTTATTGCCAACAAAGGGGTTCTCTAAATAAGTACTAAATATTACCGTTACCCTGCTTTGTCCGTTTACATCTAAGATAGGCGTATCAATAAATCTTTTCTTTAACCAGTGGTCTTCGCTAATAGGATTAAAGGTTAAATATATTCTTACATTATCCCCTCTTATCCGGTCACTTATGATATTAAATTCTTCTTCCGTAAATTCACTTGCTTCTTCAATCCAAAGGAGAGTTACACCGTTAATTGATTTAAAGCGTTGAGGGTCTTCTACACCTCTGAATAAAATCTTTGAACCATTATGAGGAAATTCTATCCTATATTTGCCTTCTGGCTTTCTTAGAATATAATCTTCTTTGTTTTCTAGCCCCCAAAAGGGTAAGGCATCATCTACGAACTGCGAATAAACGCTGTCTCCTATATCAGCACCTACTTTTCTAAGAACCACTAATTTATGTTTCTTTCGGGTTACTTTCTTTACAAAGAATTGTGCTTGTGAATAAGATTTACCGGAACCTCCAGACCCAAAGTTAATTATGTAATCGGTTTTTGCTTTCTTAACCTTGTGATAATTTGGCAAAAATCGCTTTTCTAAATCGCTTGCATCTTTGGTTATGTGGCTAATCGTCATCTTCTTCTGAATCTTTGCCCTCTGTGCCGTCTAATAGATGATAGACTTTGGCAGTTTGTTCCAGTTCTTGCTTATCCCTCCAACTCATGTTTTTCAAGGCGAAAATAGCCCCGATTGGCTTATCATTGTATAAGCATTTTTCGTAAGCATTTTCAATTCTCATTCTCGCTCTTTTTATAGCGTAAGAAAACCCGTCGTTAGATTCATAGTCATAAAACGATTGTCTACTACAAAAACCAAGAAATAAAGCTAATCCTGTTATTGTTGGCGGTTCTTCATCCCTATCCCAGACTATTACATCAATCTCTCTTTCTTCGTTTGTCTTTTTATTCAAAGAAGTTTTGGTTTCATAATGATATTCACCTTTGATATGAATAAAATACTCTTTTATTTTATCTTCAAGTTCTTCTTCATTCTGAAACAAAGGCGGTCTACCTCCCTTATTTTCTTCTTTTTTAGACATTTATTAGAATTATCCTATACTTTTAATTATCAGGTTCGATATTTTCGAGACTTAACTAATTATAATCCTATTACGGCTTACTATTATATCTATAATTCGCATATAAAGCATAGGTATAAACCCCTGTACCTGCTAGTTGACCACGTACCCGAACAAATTTAGCGGCTGGAATAGCGATAGGAATAGTTTTTGTTTGCGCTGTTGCTACGTTTGTAATCGCTAGCGTATCTGCGCTTGGTATCGCAACATAATTAACCCCATCGTTTGAATATTCCAACCGGATACCCCCGGTAGTTGTGCCTGATGTTCTTGTTGCCACGATTTGATACAACACATTACCACCTACACCTGTACCTAATGTGTAACCCTTATAAGAGTAGGTTGTATTAGTTATTGTGCCGGAAGCTACAAGAGTAGGGGCGGTTTGAGCGAAAGAGCAGAGTGATAATGAAAGTAAAACCAAGAGTCCTATAATCTTCTTCATGTTTTATAATGTTTTTTCTTACAAATATATAACTATTCAAGCATTATGAAAATATTATTGAAAATAAATTAAATAGTTCTAGGATATGTCCTAGATAACCCCTATCTTTGACATAGAAATTAAAACAAATAAGAAAATGACAACTCAAGAATTTACATTAAAAATCGAATCAGCAAATACGGTTATCTCTCTTACAGACTTAAGAAGAGAAACTAGCGCGCCTAAATTTGTAGGTATGATAAAACAAAAAGTATCTCGCATTGCAATTAATGAAGGTTTCGAGCGTCACGAAATTAATCTTTCTACATTAAAAAATATTACAATTAATACAGATTGCAACACCTTAATAGAAGTGGATATTCCCGTGAAAAACAGAACTTTCAACAAGTTCGCAGGAAAAAAGATGTTAATGTATGTAAATCACAAAGAAGGTAGTAAACATCAAACAGTTGAGTTGTTTGTAAAGGCAGTATAACCACTAATCGCACCAGTAGCACAGATTTCCGAATAAAATAGTAGGAGTGCTACAAAGGAATAAAAAAAAATTAAATTATGACAATACAACAGGTAAAAGATAAAATGAAGCAACATAGCATCAAAAACAAAGCTATGTTTGAGGCTTTAGGTATTAATGAAGGCGACTGGTATAACTATCTGAAAGAGAAAAAACCATTTCCGGCATCCAGGGGGATAGCGGCTAAATATTTTTTTGAAAGTTTAGAAAAATAAATGATATATTACTAGGATATATCCTAGATGCCTTGTATATTTGTATCAGTTAAACGGAACAATAAAATAAATAGGACAATGAATGCAATAATCAAACTTAAAAAATCAGATAGTAATTTAAAATCTATCGGCCTTTACCAAAACTCATTTTACGAGGTGAAAGGTGGGGAAATTAAAAACGAACGTGGCGAATGGTTGCCTGTCTCTTGGTGGAATTTAGAACATGAAATTGTAGAAGAATTATGATAAAGAAAAAGTTAATAAAAATGGGTAATGAGGTTGATGAATCTTATTATTTAGAACTTTTTTCTGAAAGGTTCAAAATATTTTCTACCGAAGACCGTCATGGAGAGAATAACACTATCATGATGTACAGGTCGGAAGTTGATGATAGCAAAATAGATGATACTGTTCCTGATTTTGTAATAACATTTAGAGACAAATCCTCAATCAAAAGAGTGAAAGAGTCTTTGATTTTTCTGGAAGAAAACTTTAGAAGTAAGAAAAGAGAATCACTATTAGTTGTGATTAACAAAGATTATGGCTTTATCAAAGTTATTAGTACTTATGATTCTGCTTTAGAATTTAAAAGATTACAATACGGCAGTTATTCAGAGTTGGAAATACTTTTTAATATACCCCAAAAGGGGCATTTAGCTGAAAAATTCTATAAGAAATTCTTAAACCACTCTGCTGGCGATAGGTGGTATAAATATGAAGATAAATTTATGAAAAAATTCTTTACGTCACTAATAACATGAGAAAGAAGAAATTAAATTTAATGATTAGAGACCCTGATAAGTTCCTAAGTTTGCCAAAATATAGGCAAAAAGACCTAATAGAATGGGCAGGAAATTATAACGGCCCTTATTGGCTAAGACAGCTTAAAAGAACTTTAGAATGTGGACATCCTGAACACATGGAGAGTGTTTTTAAAATGAATAACAAAACAATTTCTCCAATGAAAAAGCTATTCAACAAATATAAAAAGCCTGTATATCTTCCGAAAGATTCGGAACACTGGAGAGGTAAACGAAAATAAACTAAAACATGAAAATCAACGAAAAAATAAAGACACTCAGAAAAGCCAGGGGGTTAACTCAAGCGCAATTAGGCGAACTATTAACCCCTCCTATATCTCAGCAAGCTATTCAGCAAATAGAATCAGGAGCAACTACGCCCTCTTTTGAAACGGTGGAAAACATTGCTAAGATATTCGGGCTAACAATAAAAATACAAGATTGTGGATAACTTATTACAAGTAATGCTTGTTTTGTATTATTATTTACCGTATCTTTGATATAGAAATTAAAACAGAAACAAAAATGGACAATTCAACTCTAAGTATCGCAAAAGAAAAAATCGCATCAGGCGCAAAATTCAACGGTGTAGTTTATGTTCAAAATAACAACAAAAACAATAATGTTATTTTCATCTATTTAGATGGAGTTTTCTTTAAATTAGAAGCGTGGGTTTCTGCTAAAGAATCAAAAGAGGTTGCGAAGCAATACGAAATAGAATTGGCCAAAAAAGAAGTTACACAAGTTGCAGAAACAGTAAAGATGTCTACGCCAATTGTAAAAAATAACGAATGGTTGGTAAACGAAAAGAAAGTAGTTAACAACCTTTTTTATGGAGATATGTGGAATAAATACGGAACGGATTTTGAATAATATATAACCTTTATACTATCAAATTAAAACAAGAAGATGGCAAACTCAAAATACTCTCAAAAATGGCACTCTACATTACCAGAAAAAGAAATAGTTGAAATGTCTTTAGTTGGCCCAGATGGCGTAATGGTAACTAAGGTTTGCAAAACAGCATGGCAAGTATACATATTCAACAGAGATATGCCGTTTAAATTCGGGTTTGCGCTCTCAAATCAAAATAATTTCGGCAAACCTTATTACATCAAGTCTTTATACATCAATAATATCTAATAAACTGCGGGTCCTGCGTTAGTGCCAATAAATCTAAAACTTAATTACTACAATGACAACTCAATTAGTTATCGACATCGCAAATAGAATCAATCAAATTGACCCTCGTATATCTGCAAGGGCAGAAGGTGGAATGATTAAAGGAACTTTCAGGGGAAAACAACACGAAGACTATGCCTATATGGTTACAGAGCGTAAATTCTACAAAAACAATGCAGGGAATCCGGTGAACGTAGCAGTAGAAAAAGCAATGACAGAACTTTATAAATATTAACACAATGTGCAACTACAAATTAATCAACCCCGAAACTGGCAAATTAGATAGAAGCAAATACATGGCTCGTGTATGGCAATGGAAGAAAGCAGGAAAAAGACAGGAGACTGCTCATAAACAAGTTCAGGATGAAGTAGCAGACGAAAAGTTTAAATTAAACTGGTCTAAAATGAATCATTCAACCAATGCCGACAAAGATATGTCTAAAGTTTCACTTGAAAATAGAAGCTATTGGACTTCTGGTAATAGACTTTCTGTTCTTTGAAAAATAAATCATTTAATCTTTAATACTTAAAAATCATGGCATCACTATTAATTCAATCAGAAGCTACAAAGATAATTACCGAACAGTTATCACAAAGTCAAATGTACGACCTTGATTTTATCGGAGACAGGCAATGTTTGCATATTGAACTAATTGGCCGGGGCGATAGGAAAATTGCAGCGTCTTGCCTTATTGAATACTCAGAACTAAAGCACCTCAAAAGTTTCTTAGATGTTCATTTGTCTAATATAGAAGAATAACTCACTCCCCCTATTTAGTTAGGGGTTAAAATATAAAACTATGGAAAAGAAATTCTGGCGTGTATTTTTCAATAAATCTATCGAAAATTATAATTTTCGAATAACAAGCTTTGATTTGAACGGACGAAAACGAACAGAGCAAGAGGCTATTGACTTTGCTAATGGTAGATTTGGCAAAGAAAATATAGACCGAATTGAACCAGATAATTATACTGGCACCATTGCCGGATTTTTTAAAGTTGTTTAACCACCCTGCCAATAGGCAGATAAATAAATAAAACTATGACACATACTGAGGCTTTTCAACAAATGACTGCAAGATACGTAGATTTGGGAATGGAGTTAATTGACAACAAAATTGTCTTAATCCCTGCCCCTGAGTCATTAGTTGAGTTTGATATGGAAGTAGATTTGAATTGCGAATTAGAAGAACTTGTTATTCCGAAAGAAAGCAAAAAATCTATCGCCGCAAAAGAAGAAACATTTGAAGCACTTAAGACGCTTATGTTTTATCATCCTGTCTATGTTGAAACAAAAATGAAAGGTGAGACTTTCTTTAATCCTGGAGTTTCACTTACAGACAAATCATTAAAACATTTAGAAGAGTACAATCACCTTATCGAAGAAATCAAACTATTATTCAAACCTGATTTTACATGAAAGAATTTATCGCCTGTTTGTCTTATATTCCTAAAGGGACAAACAATATAAAAGTCATAATTAGAAAGATTATTGCACCTAATCGTGGTTGTGCAGGGGCATGGTTTGAAGAAGACGAGGAAATTTCTCATTTGAAAAGAACGGAAATTACCGGAGTTTTTGATTTAAAAATACGAGAAATAGAACAAATAAAAACTATAAAATGACCAATAAAGACCAACTCAACAGACTAAAGGAACCCTGGCGTAGTCAGGCGTTTGAGAATGTGAAGACTGAATTTAGAAATGACGAAAAAGATACGCCAAAAACGTTTCTTTCTAAGAAAGGTAAATCTTTAGAAAAGACCTTGTTGAATGCTTTTTTGTGGCACTTGACAAGTCAGGGACAAAAGTACTGGGAAGATATATGTTACAACCCTCAAAACTATCTTACAGATGAAACATTAACCTGTAAGGAGTGCTCTAAATGTGGACTAATAAAAAAGATCATACGGAGTCGTTCGGATTTTTGATAAAAATGATGTGTACTTAGGTGCAAAACCCTTAAATGTTTATACTAAGATGAACAAGAGACAGAGAAAGAAGTTGGCTAAGAAGCGCCTTAGAAAAACAATAAAAGAAATTATTAGCTTTTGGAACAGATTCGGATACTAAAAAACAATCTAATGAAAACACCTGAACAAAGAGTACTTGAAGATAACTATTGTTTCTTCGGGCTTTATACAATCGCTTTGATAATTGCGCTTATTTATACCTTTATTTCAGACATAACAGGTATGCAAAGAATTGCGGCTCTTTTCATTATCTCACCTCAGTTATTAGGGTTTGCAGTAATGACGTATAGAAACTGGCGAATCATAAGTAGTGAACCTTTAAATTGATAGACTATGAAATACATAATCATTTTACATTACCTTACTAGAAACCCTATAATAGTAAGAGACGACAAAGGAAATATAAAAACCTTTGAAACTAGAATTGGGGCAGCTCATTTTGCTAGATTTAATTGTGAAGATTGGACTATTTTTCAGCAAGTGGAACCATGAAAACAATTCTTAAAGTATTCGTTCCAGCCTTTTTCTCTCTACTAATCCTTATAACTGTTTATTTACCTTTTATTTTAATCAAAAAACTATTTAAGAAATGAGATATTTTATTGTGTTTTTCTGTATAAATACACCTAGGCAAGGAAATGGACACAGTGCATTAATAGATGAAAACTATCCAAATCAAAAAGAGTTTTCTATGAAAATATTAAAAGAAAGGGGTGATGTAATAACAATCACCAACATTATCGAACTTAACGAAACAGATTTTAATAACTTTATCAAATGAAAATAAAAATACACGGTCTTTCTAAGTTCGGAAAGCGAAACAAAATGGATAAGAGATTGAAAATAGAATATCCGCTTGAATTAATAGTAAAAATATCTAGCAGGGATTCTTTTGATATGCCTATAATACCCCTACCTATGAAATATTGGGCTGTTAAAGATAAATACAGTTGTGGCATATCTCTTTCATATTTTTTATTTGAAGTTTTAACTGGAAAACCAAAAAAAGAGCTATGAACTACTACAAACAACAAAGCAAAAACAGTCTTCCGAAACAATCGTTATTGACTGAGTTATACCAAAGACTTGAAGCTAAGGTATTCAAGCACTATGTCAAAGTATTTATAGCGGCTTGCTGGGCCTTTGTCATTACCGCTATTGCTTTTTGTATTATTAACTATTATCCAATTCTTATACTAAAATGAAAAAATACAATTTTAACAATCTGCCAGATAAAAACTGGTGTGTAGATATTCTAAGTGCGGTAAACGGCGAATCAGAAAGGTTTATTAAAATCTGGCAGGCACATTACGAGTACTGCTCTTCCTATCCGGATTATCAGTATGCCGGAGTTAATGAACAAGGAGTTTGGGAAAGTTGGGCTAAAGAAGATATGCCTAATAATTGTACTGTTCTTGAATTTTGCGAGTTTTTCAAACTCATATCAGAACCAATAATTGAGTTTGCTACAAAACCTGATAGCGCTTTAATTAAAAGAATCGAAAAACTAATTGAAGAAAAAGTCGAATTTGTGCCACAAGTCGGCGAAATAGTCCTTGCAAGCGACAATCAAATTGAATGGTCTGAGTGGAATTACGTATGTAAACACCCTAATAGGGATAGACATATAGTTAATTCAATCAATACTTTAAATGAAGATAGCGCATACAGGGCATTTAATTATATTAAGCCTTTGGAGTCTTCCGGCTTATCGGACAAACATAAGGCATTAATCGAACAAATAGAAAAAGAATCAGGACTTAAACTAACAGTAAGTAAAATATGAAAAACGAAATAGAAGAAACGCTTGAAGCCTGTCTAGGACAAGAGTTTAAATTTGAATACCTAAGTACTACTAGCGAGGGATATAAGTACAAATTATCTAGCACAATTACTAAGAAGGTTGTAGTTGTCAATTTCTTTCAAATTCATAATAAAACCTATATTCAGTTTGGCAAAGAAAAATGTGCTGAGTTAAACGAAAGAAACTTATTGTTGGCTTTATTCCTAACAGTTTATCTAACATGAGCATCGGAGAACAAAGAGCAAACAACCTGCAAAGCATAGGAACTGAATTTGAAAACTTTCTTAAACAGCATCCTAAAGATAAGCGTAACGGATTGAAAGAAATCTGTTTGAAGTGTGGAGTTGATTTTAATAAAGTTTGTAGGATATTTATAACTAATTGATATGAAAACAATATTAGACGCTTGTTGTGGCAGTAGAATGTTTTGGTTCGACAAAGAAAATCCTCATGTAGTTTTTGCAGATATTCGGGAGCTTGACACAAACCTATGCGATGGCAGAACCTTAGTAGTGAAACCTGACGTAATCAGCGATTTCAGGCAAATGATATTTGAGGATGAATCGTTTTATATGGTAGTATTTGACCCTCCACACATGAATCAATTAGGTAAAACATCATGGATGGCGCAAAAGTACGGTGTTTTATTACCGTCTTGGAAAGAAGATTTAAAAGCCGGATTTGATGAGTGCATTCGTGTCTTAAAACCGAATGGTACTCTAATTTTCAAATGGAACGAATCGCAAATAAAAGTTAGTGAGGTTTTAGAATTAATTCCTTACAAGCCCTTATTCGGACATACGACAGGCAGACAAAGTAAAACTATGTGGCTAACTTTTATGAAAGGAATTTCTTAGTACTATAACTTGCTTTTTACATAATTTCTTACTATATTTAATCATTGGCACTTCTGACTATACTGCCATTAAGATTTTTGCCTCATCTATTTTGTTTAGACGTCAGAAGCTAAGCAGGTATTTGGGGCATTATTATTTTAAAACTATCTAAAATGGAAAAATTAACCGAAGATAATATTACAGTTTATGGGTTTACGCCTTGCAGAACTGGCACTAAAGATTGGGTAAGTTATGTTAAACACGATGTTAAATTAGGTATAAGTATTTGCAAAGTTACAGAACATGGATTTGTTGCAGGCTCATGGTATTATGGTTCTGATAATATCCGTATAGAAACAGTAGAAGAACTTAAAAGTTTGTACAAATTAGTAACTAAAAGAGATTTAAACGCTACTTAATTGTAGCCTTTACCGTTTCTGCGCTTTTTGATACTGCCGGATAAATAACATAACATTCACCGTCTTTGTCTGTCCATTCACTCCTGGTTTTAGTTACTTTTGCTATCGCTTCAATAGCTTTTAAATCTTCTTTAATCACCTCAATTCTTCCATTCACTTCAATCCATGCCGGGCTGTTTGAGTAATCGTAAGAACTACCATTTGACAGAGACAATACTACGCCATTATGCGTAGAATTATTATTTTTCGCCAATTCATCAATCAAGGTTTTAGCTAATTTTTTCTTCAGCTCGCTAAAAAATAATTCAGCTTTACAAATAATAGCATGAAAACCTAGTTTGTCCTGACCATTATCAGCCCATAATTGAAGGTTTGCATCAACCAAACACAAAAGAGATTCTTTAGATAAATTTTTAAAATCTATCTTCTCAATATTTTGTTCCATAAGTATATAAAAATAGCTGACACATTACTATGCCAGCTATTGAGTTAGTGACAATTGTTAGAATGGCACGGCTATGTCTGGAGTAGCTGTGTTCTCAGTAGAAACAACGCCAGTGGCGGGGTTAGATGCCGGAACCTCTAATTTACCGTACTCATCAGATTTTTTAATTTTATCTTTAATAAAATCAGGGAAAGAATTAAACTTCTCCCAACTAAATGCCTCCTCAAAGTTGAACTCAAAAGTTTCGTTAATTTGTGCCGGACACTCTTGACCTTTCATCAAGGGTGTTATCGTGGCAATAAACTCATAAGTTTTTGATGGGTCTTTTTTTCCGGTATTATGCGTGATATTCAATAAACAAGGTTGACCCAATAATTTAGTAATGTCAAACTTTTTAGCCTCCGCATCAGTAAACGGCTTACCTCTCCATGAGTTTAGATAGTTTCTTAATTTAGCTTTGTCGGCCAAAGATAGGGTAAACTCCATTGAAATTACTAAAGGCTTTGGCTCTTCACCCTCTTTAAACGATTTTTTCTCATTGGGCAACTCCCAGGTAATTATTACCTTAGGCATTTTCTTTAGCCCCCATTGGGTTTCTTCTTCAATCATTCCTAAGTAAACCATTTTGTAACATCTTGCTACATACATACCCGCAGGTATTAATTCTCTAGGGGTAGAACTCCCCGCACTAGCGTTTATTGCCATGATATTGAATTTGTTAAGTGCCGTATATTGGCATGATTACTCATTATTGAGTATGTAAAGATAATAATAAAAACTACATCTACAAACGGTTTGAATAAAAATATTTACGCAACACTTTAATCTGTTGCAGCGCAACACTTTATTTGTATATGTGTTTTTGAAAATTCTTTTATATACATTGATTTAGAGCTACTTTTTACTTATACGCAACGTAGCAACACATTGTTTTCTAAAAAAATGATGGGGGTACAAATAAAATAATCTTTTTTTTCTACACAGTAGTATATAGGGGTATGTGTTGCGTTGCGTGTTGCGAAAAAATATTATTCAAATTGTTTGTAGTTATGAATTATATTTTACTATATTTGCAGTAGAAATTTAGTTATTAACAAATGAATAAAATATATATAAACGGTAAAACATATATGACCCCAAAAGACTATGCCTCTCTCATGAATAGGTCTTTAAAAACTGTCTATACTTGGATTGACCAAAAGAAAGTAGATTCTGAGCTTATTTTAGAAAAAAAGCTGATTTGCTTAAAATGATTTTTTTTCTTATAAAATTACAAACCGTTTGAAGTTATGATAGTTTCGATATTTAAGAGTTTATATAAATCCAAAGATGTTTCGTTTAATGTTCCACTTGAAAAGGTGGTAGAAAGGATAAGAGATGGAAACTCTAAGGATTTAATAAAACTAATACGTGTTGCCCAAAATGATGCCGAAAGAGTTAGGTTAAAAAACGAATTGCCTTGTATTTTATTTGCTGGAGAGTTTAAAGAGAGGAATGGAAATTCTTTGGTTCAGCATTCTGGCTTATGTGTGCTTGATTTTGATAAAATACCAGAAACCGAATTAGAGGAAATGTTTTTAAAAATCACTTCTAATCCTCATGTAATAATTTGTTTTCGTTCACCCTCCGGTAATGGAATAAAGGCTGTTATAAAAATTCCTTTAGCAGACAAGGAGACACATCCTTTATATTTTAAAGGGTTTCATAGAAAATTTAAAATAGAGTATTTCGACGAAAAGAATTGTAATGTTGACAGGGTATGTTTTGAAGGTTACGACCCTAATATTTATTATAATGCCAATGCTATTATCTTTGACGAAAAGGCAGAAGAGCAAGGACACATGTACGCTGAAAAAATACCAGTTTTACCACTAAGGGAAGAGGCGAAAATTATTGACAAAATAATGAAAATGTGGGATGGAAAATATGGTTTTGTTAATGGAAAAAGAAATAACAATATTTATGTTTTAGCTAATTGGTTTTGCGAATATGGGATTGAGATTGAAACTGCAATAGGATATATTTACAATAATGTAGTGATAGGGGATTTCTCAGAGGCAGAAACTATAAGAACAATTAAAAGTTCATACGGGGATAGGGTTTTTAACTCTAGATATTTTGAAGATAATGAAAAAATACTTCTAATCAAAAGAGATATTAGGAAACCCAAAGAAGAGATTTTGCAAAAATTTCAAATAAGCGAAAATATTTACAATGAGATAAAGGAAGATGTAGACCATGACGATTTCTGGGACACGATAACCGATAAGAAAGGCGTAAAAAAAACAACAATTAATCCGTTTAAATACAAGATATTTTTAGAGAGGCATGGATTCAGAAAGTACTATCCAGAAAATTCAGAGCAGCCAGTTTTTCTTTATATTGAATCAAATAAAGTCACGCAAACCAGTGTAGAGAAAATTAAAGATTTTGTTTTGATGTATCTTGAAACCAGAAAAGAAATAGATATATGGAATTATTGCGCAAAGCAGACTACTATGTTTACGGAGAGTTATTTGCTAATGATTGATACCATTGAATTATTAATGCTAAAAGATAAAAAAGAGTCCTCATTTATAGCTTACAATAATGGTATTTTAGAGGTCACAAAGGAATCTGTAAAGTTAGTTGATTTTATAGATATAGATAGTTACATATGGAAAAGACAGATAATTGACAGAGATTTTAAAATTAATCCTATCATTGATAATGACTATAAGTCCTTTATTTTTAATGTGTCAGACGGTAAGCCTCAGGCAATGGAAAGCGTTATAGGCTATCTTTTGAGTACCTATAAAAATAAAATGAATAACATGGCTATCATTTTGAATGATGAAGTGATAAGTCAAAACCCTGAAGGTGGAACAGGCAAAGGAGTATTTATACAGGGAATACAGCAGATAAGAAGAGTAGCTGTTTTAGATGGGAAAACGTTTGATGACAAGAAATCATTCCCTTATCAAACTGTTAGTGAAGATACACAGGTTTTAGTGTTTGACGATGTAGTTAAGAATTTTAGTTTTGAAAATAAATTTAGCTTGGTTACCGAGGGAATAACTTTAGAGCGAAAAAATAAGGACGCCATAAAACAAAGCGTTAGTGATAGTCCAAAGATTGTAATAAGCACCAATTACGCTATCAAGGGAGAGGGTAATAGTCATGATAGAAGGCGTTTTGAATTAGAATTTGCCCAATATTACGGAGCAAAGAGAACGCCGGAAGACGACTTTAAAAGGCAATTGTTTGATGATTGGAGTAGAGAAGATTATTTATGTTTTGATAATTATATGATTTTTTGCCTTCAAAGTTATTTAAATACAGGGTTAATAGTGCAAGAGGCAAAGAATATAAAAATTAGGAAGTTCTTAGCAGGTAGCGGTGATGAGTTTTTTGAGTGGATAGAAGAAACTACAAACTTTCCAAGAAATGTAAGAAATGGTAAAGGAGAATATTTCAACAACTTTATTACTGAATACCCAGATTTTAAGAAAAATAATTTAAGTCAAAGGAAGTTTTTAGAGTGGATGGATAAGTATTGCAAATTAAAAGGGTTTGAGTTATTACAAGGTAATACACAGGGTGTGAGGTGGTTTGAGATTAGAACATCAGAAGTAATTATTAATAACGAAAAACCAAAAGACGATGAAGAAATTCCTTTCTGAAGAAGAAGAATATAAAGCATTTTGCGAGCATATTGATAATTTTGACACAAAACTAGCAAAAGAAGACCCGTTAATATTTTCTTCCTTTAAAATTATAGATGTTTTAAAAAGTGAAGACTTTAATCAGTCCGGATTGACCCCATACGACTATCTTTGGCATATCATTGCAACATATGACTACGAAAAACATGATTTTACGAGACTATCAAATAAAAATAGCTAATGAAGCGTCTGTGAAATTGATAAACTTTAAAATAGTTTATTTGGCGTGCGAAGTCCGTGTTGGCAAGACATTGATGGCTTTAGAAACCGCTAATATTTACAAGGCTAAAAGGGTTTTATTCATAACTAAGAAGAAAGCTATTTCAAGCATTCAGAAAGACTATGACGCAATGAATTATCAGTTTGATTTGACAGTAATTAATTACGAATCATTACACCTGATTACATTGGAGTTTGATTTAGTGATTATAGATGAAGCGCATAGACTTTCAGCATTTCCTAAACCATGCCTTGCCGCCAAACTTATCAAAGAACGGTACTCAAAATTACCTATGATACTTTTGTCAGGCACACCAACCCCTGAAAGTTATTCACAAATTTATCACCAAATGTGGATAAGTAATGTAAGCCCGTTTCGTGATTATGTAAATTTTTATAAATGGGCTAAAGTGTTTGTGAATGTAAAGGTATTAAACTTTGGGTATGCTCCGATTAATGATTATTCAGAAGCAAAGCAAGAAGAAATAATTAAATTCACCGATAGATATTTTATCAGATTCACCCAACAAGAAGCCGGGTTTACGTCTGTTATTGAGCAGGAAGTTCTTACCTGTCAAATGTCAGAACTAACGATTGACCTATGCGAAAGACTAAAAACACATCGTGTTATAGAAGGCAAAAAAGAAACAATATTAGCGGATACGGCAGTGAAATTAATGAACAAAATTCACCAATTATGCTCCGGTACCGTAATTTTTGAATCAGGTAATTTCCAGGTAATAGATACCTCTAAAGCTGATTTAATTAAAGAACGATTCAAGCATGAAAAGATAGCAATATTCTATAAATTCAAAGCTGAATTACAAATGCTTAAGCAGGTGTTTGGCAACAATATTTGCGAATCCTTAGAGGAATTTAATTCAACTACCAAAAATATTGCCTTGCAAATTGTATCTGGGAGAGAGGGGATAAATCTAAGTGCCGCTAAATATATCGTATACCTAAATATCGACTTCAGCGCAGTTTCGTTTTGGCAGTCCAGGGATAGAATGACGACAAAGGAAAGGTTAAGAAATCAAATCTATTGGGTATTCTCTGAACATGGTATTGAGCATGAGATTTATCAGAAAGTATTGAACAAACAGGATTTTACACTTTCACATTTCAATAATTATGTTAGAAAGCAAAATACAGTCAAAGATTATCAAGCAGTATGAAGCAGAAGGATATTTTGTGTTGAAAATTATAAAATCAAACAAAAATGGTATTCCGGATTTATTGGTTTGTAAAAATGGTGAAGCGTTTTTTGTAGAGGTAAAGTCTGAAAAAGGTTGTCTATCAGAAATTCAGAAATTCAGAATCAACGAATTAGAAAAGCACGGCATGAAAACATTAGTTAAAAATGAATGATTACAACAAAGCTCTAACATGGCTAATCCGTTCAAAATATGACGTTAAGTCTACATTGACAGGTAAGACAGATGTAAAAATAGAACTGTACGAAAACAACCAGGTAATCAAATCAGAAACCGTACCATTCACCACCGAAACGGTAAAGCACATTCAAAACAAAATATTAACTCTTTATAATCATTTCAATAATTAAAGAAAATGGCTTGGATAAAAATTAACCCCAAAGAGTATCAAACACCAAAGTCGATAAAAATAGGAGATGTGGTGGTTTATAAAAACGGCAATGGTCAATACTACAAAGGGAAAGTAGTAAAAGGAGCGGCACATCACAGGGGGATGCTATCAAATGGAAGAACTAAGTTTGGTTTTATTGTTGATTATGGAGACATAGAATTAATACAACCAATTGAAGTTTTACTTGTGCCAAATAATTAACCTTACCGGAATCAGAAAACAAAATAAATAATATGAAAACAACACAATCAAATGAGTTTGCAACAGTCAGACTGTTGCAAGATGAGCCTAAGTTTAATCTGAAGGCTGGGTTAATTCTACAATGCCAAATTCATAAGTTTGCGATTGGCAACGGGTACCAGATTTTCACAGAGTTAGGAAGAATAGAATCGCAACCTGACAGTTCAGTAAAAAGGACACAACAAGAACCTTTTCATGCTTCTTTTAAAACGGAAGAAGAATTTAATCAACGATTTGAATTAATAGAAGGTCAAAAATGAACGTACAACTAGAAGCATTTGATAAACCAGTTCTTCCTGCAGATATAGTTTTTACTCCAATCGCAGTTAGTAAACACATAATTAGTTTTTTAAATCCCACAGGCACTTGTTTAGACCCATGTAAGGGAGACGGAGCCTTTTACGATTACCTACCTGATGGGTCTGATTATTGTGAAATAAGAGAAGGCAAAGATTTTTTCGATTACAATAAAAAGATTGACTGGGTTATTGGAAATCCTCCTTACTCTATTTTTGAAGAGTTCCTTAGAAAAGGTTTTGAGATAGCTGACAATGTCAGCTATCTTGTACCAACCAATAAAATTTTTCAAAGACAGATTATCATGAATCTGATAAATAAATACGGGGGCATTAAAAGTATGATTATCTATGGAAGTGGTCAGTTGATAGATTTTCCATTTGGTTTTAGTGTAGGAAACTTTCATTTTCAAAAAGGCTATAAAGGTGATTGTAAAATTAAAATGGGCATGGATTCAATATTTAAGCCGTAATAACCCAATTATTAAACAAGAAAAGTTATTCAAAATTTAAAGATTTAATACAATGAAACACTATGATAGATTAAAACAGCTTCTTGATGAAGAGTTAGGGGAATTTGTAACTAGTTCTTACGAGATTGAGCATAGCAATAAAGGGGGCATTGATTTTTTCTTTGTCAACATTTCATTAAGTGCCGACAAGAGAGTGAAAAACAGACTACGTTTTCTAGTCGTAGATAAAGTAATTCAACTACTGTACTTTGATGAATGGGTAAACATTTCAAGATTAGATTACTCAATAAAACACTTCTGGATAGCACTACTATCCTAATTAAACAAAAAAATAAGATGAAAGAGAAAATACAAAAACTGATTGAGAGGTATCAAAAAGAGAAGGACAATCTAGTGAATGAACGGGATACGTATATTATGGGTAGCGATACTAGGAATAAGTTAAATTTGGAAATTTTTAAACATGAAAAATTCATCAAAGATCTACAATCCCTCCTAACCCCATGATAATCGAAAGCAAAGCACACCATCTGAACACGGACGAAAAACGAATGATAGAATACTATAAGCAGTTGAACTTCACACCTAAGATAATTGCTTTTAGCTTAAATCGTCCGATTTTAACTATTCAAAATTATTTATTGAAAGTTAAGTAGTTTTTTAGTATATTTGTGTTCAATACTTACAGAAACGACTACCTGTAAGAAAAGATTTTGGTATTAACATACCACAGCCTTTATGAGTAAGGGAGTAGTCGCCTTTATTTTGTAAAGGCTTTTTTATTTTATATTAATATGGAGAAAGAATATTTTGCGCAGAAAAAATTTGACAATCTTAAAAAAGAAGAATTGACAGAACAAGATGAATTATTTTGTTTAACTCCAAAGCAGAAAATGGCTTTTGAAGAACTAAGGAAAGCGTATAAAAAATGTGAAAGTTTAGGGATTTATTTTTACAACTGCTACTCTTCGCTTGGCGGAGTTGATAAAAATAAGATTATCGATTACAGCGATAAGGAAAAGGGAGAAATATTGAATAGGGGACAAAATTGTTTAAATGAAATAAAAATTCCGTACGAATGGACGGACGACATACATTATTTTCACCCTAAAAACTCCAATTAACAAATAAAGCAATATAACCATGTATGCATCAAAAGAGCAAGCCGAAGGATGGGTTAGGGAGTATATGAAAGAAAGACACCCAGATTATGATTGCCGTATTTACGAGGGATATGAATACTATCAAAGACAAAGTTTTGAAGCTATATTTATACTAGAGGAATGTTTTGGCGGGCGTCTGGTATACTTTTTACATTTCAGCCAATTGCCTACCGATGAAATGCCTGTGATAAAATTCCCGATTGTAGATTCGAAAGAAGACCTTTACGCAATATTGAAAATTTTAGATAGATAACACTTAAATATAAACTCAGGTGAAAAATATACCTTTGTCAAGAGTAGCAAATTACGCATCAGCCATTGCACTATGGACTTTATTATTGTCTTATATTTTCCCTGATTGGTACGTATTAGGCACAATACTAATTTCAGCCACATTGGTTATAGGTTCCAATATTTTACTCAGCTACCGTGATAAATGAACTCGAAACCTTCTTCAACTCAACAACCCTCCCTGATTCAATTCAACTTTCAAAAAGTGAAAATATATTGAATGTAAAACGGTTTGTTGCATCTCACATTGCATTTGCAAAGAGTTTGAAGCCTAAGAATGGGGAGGCTTATCTGAACAGATTATTAACACTCAAAACAATATTAGAAAAATGACAGACTTTCATCAGTTACCACCAGAAATAAAAAATCCAGCTTGTGACTTAATGCATATTACAGGATGCACTGAAGAAGAGGCATTGCAGTTTGCACGGGCTGGTATAAGTGTCGATAAAAGTGTCGAGATTTATAGAAAGTGGAAAGAAACACAATCTTACGGACTTAGCGGTTTGGAAATTAGTCTTTCAACACTTTTAACTATGTATGTTTCTTCGCATAGCAAAATTATAAATGTGGAACTAACTCCGGTTGTTATGGAAACAATCTTACCTTTTCGTAATTGGAAGTCTGATAAACTTAAGCGCAAAGAGTGGAAGCATCGAATAAATAACCTAATGAAGTCTAATAAATAATTTCACAAATAAACAATTAGAAAAATGAAGGCAAAAAATTTAATTAGAGCATTAGAAATTATTGAATCCATAAAACCCAAAGGTGGAGATGAAAATATTAAGTTTGAATATGAATGTCTACTTATTGGTGACATCGATTGGTCAATGTCAAAAGAGTTAGAATGGGAATTGGAAGAAATAGGCTTTAGACAAGATGAAGAATCAGGGCAATGGGCTTATGGCGGGCTATAACAAAAAAAGCATTAGAATAACATCTAATGCTTTCGAAACTTACCTAATTTCAACCCTAATCTAAAACTATGAAATACTATCTACACTTCTTCTTTCAACTTTTTTAATTCCTCTTTCTTAATATCCCTTTCAATTCTCTGTTGGTCTAACTTCACCCACTCTCTACCTATCCGAAATAGCCCCCAAACAAGCCCGCAGGCGAACAATATTAGTTCTTTCTTCTCTGATATGCTTAAAGCTAATTGCGCCTGTAAGAAGTCGTAAAAAGTGACTAGAAAAACAAATAGAGTTTGCTCTAACCATTTTAAAACATTCAAAAAAATTACATTCAAGGCAACTCTCCCCACAACAGCATAAGTTAAAAACCGAAAGTATTAACTTAATTTGTTATTTCCTAGTAACGTACAATAAAACACGTAAAAATACCTATGATTTTGGTTCTCTAAGATTCTTAATAACCAGAAAAATCAAGGTAAAAATAAAAATCCAATGGATAAATAAGTAAGAATACCTTTCAGATATTAGAGGCAATTTTAAACTGTAAGTAAGCGTAGTATAAAGAAACCGGAATAAAGCAAATATAGTCCAGTAGTAAGCAATTGTCTTTACTTTTTTATACCCACTACTTAAACCAATATACAAAGGTAAAATCACTTGCCAAAGATGGTCTATAAGCCAAGTAAAAGACCTTAACCATTCAAAATCATAGTAAAAGAATGCCAAAAATAAGGCGTTAGCCATGTATATCACAAAAGCTAACGCCAAAACTACGTAGTACTTCATGTTGTTGTTCCTGGCGGTGGAGGTGGCGGCGGAGGCGTTGGCGGATGAGGTGCGCCACCTTCTCCGTCATCGAGCGATTGTGAGTCACCTCCAACCAATAATAAAGATTTAATCTCTTCTAACAGTTGGTCATTTTCTCTATTATTGTGCTCTATTTTTTCAATCTTTTCAAGTATTCTTTGCTTTTTGTTTGCCATATATGTACGATTAAATTGTTACTGATTTGTATCGTCGGTATCCTTTACTTTAAAATCCTTAAACTTCTCGCTTATCTTGTCAATTATTAATGAAACGTCAAACCCTAAGTTCCTGAATATATTCGTAGCTACCCTTAGCATACAAAATGCGAAAAACCAGTTGGGAGCATCTGCAAACCACGTATTAGTTACACCGTTTACGCTATACTTAGAAAGTCCATGAATTGCTATAAGTGCTATTCCATATTTTACTACATTGTCAAAGAATCTATTAACACCGGATACCGCAAAACTTATTCTCATTCCTTTATTTGAAGTCCTTAATTTGTTAACGTATGCAAGAAAATCGCAAACCAACATAATTATAAAGAAAGTAGCAAAGGTAAATTCATCAAATAACCAGAATTGAATAGCTTTTTTAACTCCTATAATGTACTTATCTATTATGTAACCTAATAGAATGTATAAAGCATTCATTTTAAAATCAGCAATGAATGCCGCCACATCTTCCATTAAACTCAAAAATAAGTCTTTAATAAATGAATTTCTCACGGTGTTGTTGTAATCTGTGTTTCTGTTGTACTATTGGGTTTTACTTCTGTCTGTTTAATTGAAGTGCTGTTTGGTGGTGCATCGTTCTTGGCCTTTTGTCTGAATACCTCTGCAAAGCCTAAGTTAATCAGAAACATAACAGCCATTACCCATTTAGGGAACATATCACTAAATGTTACTCCTGTCATACCTCCAGCCATAGCCCAAGCTATTTTCAACCAAAAGTAAATTCTAGGTGAAACATATAGATGTTCTGATATTTCAACTCTTCGTGCCATGATACAAAGTTAAAATAATTCTTGGAAATTCAAAATATGACTACTATATTTGTTCAACGGTTTAGCAGCCGAACGGATTTAAAGATATTAGAGAAATTCCTTGATAGGAAAGTTTGGACGGGTCTAATCCACCCCTGCTAAGTCCAAGCCCCAATCAAGGAATTTTTTATTTTACATCAATGACAAAACAAGAACAGCACGAGTTCGACGAACTAAAGAAAACAGTTCGTGACCTACAAGACAAAAACCAAAACCTAGAAAGGTTTACTGACAAATCAGTAAAAGAACTGAATGAAGGTATTCAAAAAAAGCATAACCCTGTTTATCTCGAAAAAGATATTCTAATTACAGCGCAACAATCCATAGCAGAAGCCATGAAAACTGTACTTACTGGCTATCAAAGCCCGCTAAATAAGTTAATAATTTCAGTAGTTGACGAAAACACTACATCGTTAAGGCAAATTATTTCTGACAGCTTTACGAAGGTAATCAATACCGATGATTTTAAACAATCTGTTATTAATGCCTTTTCTCACAAAGTATCTCGTTCAATGCTTTCAAGTAGCGATAGCTTATTCGACAAAGTTGTAAATGAGCTAAAACAAGATGCTTCATTTAAAGCTAAAATGACATTGGCAGTTTCTAGCGTGGTTGAAGAGTGCTTAAATGAAAGGAAATCATGACACAACCTTTTGAAATAGACGACATAGAAGATGTAAGAATCATTTTCAAAGCTAAAGGCAAGCATTGGGGTATAGTGGAAAGAGAAAGTACAGAGGATGCTTTAGCAGAAAGGCTTGCCGTAGGTTTTACCCTATTAGGCACGGGTACTCACGTAATTATTGATTGTGCATTAGAAGACATTAAAAATAAAAAACTATGAACTTTTCATTTGAAGTGAGAGCCGTTCTTGAATTAGAACACAACAAAGGCGATAAAACCTCTAAGCACGTAGGTTTAAGCTACAATCTTGACCCGTCAAAGAATCTCGATGTTAACAAGTACTTAGATAAAGAAGGCTTACCAACAAAAGATGGTGCGCATGTTATTACAGGAGTTTTAACTCAGGCTTTAATAGCGAATATTCACATGTGCCATCAAGAAAAATTCAGAGACTCTGCTGAACATCTAAGATATATTATTGCAGAACTTGAAAGGGGATTTCCAACCGTTGCTCACCCTCATAAATCGACATTCTAATGAAACCAATCGAATTTAAAGAGCAAAATGTAGTATTCGCAAAAGACCAACCCGAATACCAGCCACTCCCCGCATTGAGATTAGATACGCCAAGCGGTGAAGTAATTACCTGTTGGGGTCTTTCATGGAAAGAAAGATTGAGAGTCTTATTTACTGGAAAAGTTTGGGTGTCGTTATTGTCATTCAATAAACCTTTAACGCCAAGTCTTTTGAGTACAGATAAGAATGATTTATTTACCATTATCAAAGATACACAATGACAGAGGAGCAAGCAAAAGATGGTCTTGATATTAAAGGCTATCGTTGGACATGGTTAGACGCAATACTTGAGTGCGAGAAATACAAAGGGTCTTCAATTTACTGGAGTCAATTAAGGTTAACATTTTTAGAATTAGGCGGTGCATTTTTAGACGGACATAAACAATGAGTGTATTAGTAATAGATAACGATACTATCGAACGAATAAAAGAAGTCGTTGCATGGGCAGAAAAACACCCTCAATCAATGGATGACATGCTTGATGTTTCCCTAAAGGATAGGTTACCAATAGGAGACGATGAAAATCACATAGTAATGATTCCTATGAATTTCAGAGCCGTATTTTCTATTGATGAATACCCACAAGGAAACGTAAGGCATTTATCGGTTTCGTGTACCAAAAACTATCCTGCTCCATTAGCAGTAGAAGAAATTATGAAGCACTTCGGATTTGTGAATACGCTAAAAGACTGTAAGGTGTACTTGGAAGAAGAAGTAAGAGCAATTAATGTTTGCGAAAAGATTTAATCATAAAAACGTCTTTAAACCTTTTTAAATATGAAAACTAAAGATTGTGACCCGGTATGTAGACAAATAGGTATTCTTATTTCAAATAAAAGAATTGAATTAAGAATGACAATGCAAGAGTTGGCTGATAAGATAGGGCTATCTAAGGGTGCTATATTTAACTATGAAGAGGGAACCCGTGATATACCAGTATCTAACTTGGTGAAAATATCAAGTGTATTAGGGTTAAGCGTTTCTGACCTAGTTCCTAATATAGAAAACTTACCCGTAAAAGTAGATAGACCAAAGAAAGTTAAAAAAGAGTTTATTATTCATGGTATACACTTTAATGTTGAATCAGAAGCTAAGGCTAAAAAAGAACTTGCCAAAGCATTAACTCAAATATTTAAAAAAGGAATTTAACCAATCATTCAATTATAAACAGATAACAAGATGATACACGAATTGAAAACTTGGGAAGAATATTTTAAGGCACTATGGGAAGGACATAAAACCTTTGAAGTCAGAGAAGACGATAGAAACTTTGAGGTGGGCGATATGTTAGACTTGAAAGAATACGACCACATTAAAGACAGTTTTTCCGGCAGATACATACGAGCCGAAATTACGTATAAACTAAACGGGGGGTCTTTTGGCATCGAAAAGGGATATTGTGTTTTAGGGCTTAACGACCCTGTACTCTTCGATTCAAATATGATTGGTATGTAAGGAATATTAACCCTCATTAAAATTAGTCATGCTTATTCGCAATCTAGGGCACCTAGACTTGTGGCAACAAACATAATAAGAGTGGTAAATGTTGTAGCACCATGCCGAAAGGCGGCTAATTTTATAAATAACTAAACTATGGAAAAATTAAGTATTGAAATGCTGTCCCCGTATCTCCCTTATGGGTTGAAGGGCATTGAAGATGAAAGTGAAAAAGTGCATGAATTATTGGGACTAAATGGCGGCAAGTGTCTGCTAAAAGATTGTAACTATCAAAGGAGTGAAACCTTTATAATTACAGAATTTACTAGACCAGACTATTGGCAACCCCTAAAAGACTTCACCCCACTTCTTCGCCCAATGTCGGAGTTTACTATTGAATCAGAAGCCTATAAAGAAATGGCAAAACATCTAATGAACTTGCACGCTGATACTAATATCGCAAATTGGACTATGTATCTCGATTCAATGAAACACTCGAGCTATAAAGATTTGCACTACTGGCAAGTTCAAATACTGGCTAAACACCATTTCGATTTCCAAAATCTTTTGGGTCGTAACCTAGCTAAGCCAATTATTAACGATAACCTAAAAGAGAAATGAAAGATTGGATTGAAATAGAAAAGCAAAAACCACCTCCTAAAACCAGAGTAGAGTTTATGAGGATTAGCACATTAAGCGTAGTTCCTGAATGGAAAACCACCGGGTGGATAAATGAAACAGGTTCATTTTCTGTAACTCAGACAAAAGACAATAAAATTACCTTTAAAAATTCTAAACCTTCGCATTGGCGTAAAATAGAAAAATAGCATGGAACAGATAAAGAAAGCATTGGAAGAGTTGGGGTTTGAGTCTCCAAACTTTGTAAAACAATATTCTACATTTTCGGCAATTATTAGATTCTATAAAAATGGAACTTTTGATTTTTTTACTTATACTTCTGACGAATACGGGTTTATAGAGTATGGAGTGTGTTTAAAAGAGAATTTTACAATCGAATGGCTAACCGAGTTCGACAAACTAATGAATACTTAAACCTGATTACCTATGAAACAGAAAATAATTGAAGTTTTAAGAAACAACTGTATGCTAGGAACGGATACGGGGTTTGACGATTTGGCCGCTGAAATAGTAAATGCTATTATTATTACGGTGGATAAGGATAATTTGCCAAATGAAAAAGTTATAGCCTTTGATTCTAAAGGAATAGCTATGGTTGGAACTTTAAAACCATCTATAAGAGGAGGTATATTTTGCGAATTGCCTACCTTTATATTTCACAACATAATCCACTACATGGAAATACCTGTAGTCAAATGAGAGAATCACGCCTACTCAAAGAACGAATACCTGTTGATACTGAAAGACAGAAAATTAAATTTATAATTACTAATAACTTCACTCCTGCTGAGGCAAGCAGGATATTAAAACTGAAAAGACAATGACAGAAGAAGTAAGAAAACGAGCTAACGAAATTCAGGCAGAAATTAAGAAAAAGCAAAATGAAATCAATAGTTTTATGTATTGCAAAGGCTGTACTAGAATTGACTTTTTCTCTCAGGAAGTTCATGAAGAAAGTACAGACGGTGGATTCCCTTTTCACTCAGAAACAAAGTTGCAAAGTTTATACACTAAACAGACTCCTGAAATATCCGTGCTAATTGATTCAGTTATTAGTCGAATAAAGCAAGAAATTATTACGCTACAAAAAGAATTTTCAGAACTATGAACTCTCAACTACAAAAAGCTAAAGACCTGACAGAACAGGCTAGTAAGATAATAGAGGAATTGAAAGATAAAGAGCCTAAAGACTCTGGCAGAATTAGAAAAACACCTAGTAGGTCTGATTATCTATGGTTGTGCGCAGATGAACTAAAAAGAATAACAATGCGTATGAGAAACATAAAATATAAAGATTAAATGACAGTAAAAATATCCAGACGGCTATTAGACACAAGCCAAATAACACATCTTAAGTCAGAGATAAACTATTGCCGGATATATTTTGAAGATGGAACTTATTTTCTAAGCTCATTTACACTAACTAAGATATTAAAGCTAATAGAAAATAGTTTCATCCGAATAGATAAAATCGTTGCGGTTAATCCTATATTCGTTCAGCATTATGAAGGTAATGACAAAAGCGGAAAAGTTAAATCACTTACAGGTGAAACGTTTAAGGTATCCAGGCGTAGAGTTGCTAAAGTTAGAAAAGAATTAATAACAGTTTAAACAATAGAAAGATGATAAATTTCATTGCTTGTATTATAGTTAGTTTAGCACTTGGAGCGTCATTAATGGATGATAAATTTACTATTTCAGATGTGGCAGCTATTATGATATTGACGGCTGCATTAATAGGAAATATATTTATAGTCGTTAAACGATTAAATAGAGAATGAGCAAGAAAAAGAAATCAATGAAACAATAAACAGTATTGAAGTATGAAAAATTACAAAATAAACAAAGAAGAATTTGTTCAAGTAACTTATCAAGAGGCTTGCAAGTTTCAAACAGAGAATAATTTAAACACAGTAAAAGGCGATATTGTTATAGATAATAGCTATAAATATATGGTAGACGAAAAAGACGAAGTAAAGGGATACGCACATTCAAGATTTGCTGGAACATATTATTATATCAAAAAGCCTAATCCCTAATCTCTCTTATCTCTGATTTAGGAATGCGCTTATAAGCTCCTTTTTTGAATAAATTAACGGGCTTTACGAATAAAGTATCACAAATTACTATCCCTTCATCTATTGCGTGTTTCATTGATTCTTGTGATTCTAATAAATCACGTTTTAAGGCTCTATCACGCTTTGAAAAGTATTGAACCATAGATTGTAAAGAGTCTATCTGAATACTTGATATAGCGAAGTTCTGACGGTATTCTGAGGTGTCTTTTTGTAGTTGAGTGATAACTAAATCTTTTGATACTATAATTTCATCTTTTTTGATTATCTCTTTATCGAGTTTACTTATTACTTTGTTCTTCTGGCAGCTTACTACATCACGTGTTAGATAGAATATACCAATCAGCGAAACTATTGAAAGTATTCTTTCCAAAGAAAAGAACGAAAGTATTTTGAGCATAAGATTTTTTGTTTATATTTGTTTTCACCTTTTAAACCCCACTTCTCAGTTGGATTAAAGGTGGTTTGGATTCGATAGGGAAATATCAGTTTTAGTTTTTGGGTTAACCCACAAGTCCGCTACTAAGCGGATTTTGTGTTTATATCAACGCCTTATAAAATATCTTTGCGTATTCTGCTATTTCTTTTGCTTTGTCGGGTAGCGTTTCGCCTTTCTTTTTCCCATTTATGATTAGTCTGGCATTTATCCAATCCTCGTTAGTTTCGTTGAAATAAATATCAAGTTTATGGCTAGCCCTAAATAGTCCTTCTTTCATGCCTATCAAACATATTTTAATAGCTACTTCTTTTTGTAGTGCCAGTTCCGGCTTACCTACTAAGTTGATATTTAAGATGTTAGCAAACTTCTGGTAATTGTCTTTCCAAGTTATTTGTACATATCCACGGCCGTAATAAACCTGTTTAGTCACGGGGTCAGGTTTGCCGTAATCGTGTCCTTTACCTTTACCCCACTCTTCAATAGGCTGCATAGTTCTGGCTGTCTCATGCCAGATAGTAGCTAAGATATAAGCAAACTGCCTTAAGTCTTTAATCTCGTCCTGACTAGTCAACGAATCTAATATAAAATCAAAACCATCAACCTGACTTTGATTGAGTTTGCCTAATTCCTTTCGTACAATATCAAAAAAGTTTTGCTTGATTATCATAATCCAAAACAAGTTAAATAAACAGTAGTTCCATTAGGCACATTAGCCGGAACTCCTATTAGTGTAAGCCCTACCAATGCCACTACATTTTGTGAACTTACCTTCGTCGTCACTGTTAACGTCTTTTTATCTCCGCTTAATGACCACCCGTAAGTATAATTTGCCGCCGCATCATTCACCACAATATTAGGATAAACATTTGTGCCATACAAAGCCGTTCCACCCGCCGTTTTGTCGCTTGTCAAATAAAAAGTAGCTACCCCACTTGTAGTAGTCGCTGTATTAGAGTACGGCTTAAATCCTAAAGAACTGCTTATTATCTCAGGATTAAACGAAATATAAGTATACAAATTGCTTGCATCACTACCAGTTCCGGCATTCGGATAGAATTTGGCATCTGTATTTCCATTTGCCGAAATCGTTATATTAACAGGTACCGTTCCGCCATGAGATGCAACATTCTTTACTCTTAGCTGGGTCGAATCACCGTACATATAAATCTGTAAATCCCAGTCAGTCACAATAGAATTATTAGAACTTGGTACTTTCATCCAGCCAGTATAGGGGTTTCCGCCTAATTGGAAGTTATATCTTTTACTCGAAGGCCAGGTAGCAGAATTGCAGGAAATTATTACCTCTACGCTCATTCCTGTTGTCTTAATAGTCCCTACGTTGAAATAGTTATTAACTGTATTGTCAACTGTTCTGGTTAATGTGTAATCAATACCTGATATTGGTGTTTGTGCAAAAATACAGGTACTCACGAGCAAAAGTAAAATGGTTTTCATGTGTTTGTTTTATTTACCCCCTGCCCAGCAATTCCAACGATAGTCTGTGCCGGATGCCAAAGCGGTAGTGTTTGAATTTATAACTAAAGTTGTCGTCGTATTCGTGAAAAACACCTGATTTGCGCCACTCAGCGTAGCGGCTGCCGAATTTACAGGACTACATCCTCCAAATGAAGCGGTAGAATAAGCGCCACCACTAAAGGTAATAGTAGCCACTACAGAACTGACCGATGGAGATGTTCCGGTTACCAATTGCACTTGAAACCAATTGTCTGTACTTCCTGCTGCTAGTGCAATAGCAGGTATTGTTCCTGCGCCAGCGCCCGCAGAAATGGTAGGTGCAGACCCCTGACTTACAAATCTATTGGCACCAACAACCCCGTTCACATCAACATCATATACTGGAACTGTTTTTCCGCTTCCGACTCCAATTTTTCCACCAAAATAACTCTGAGCAGTTCCAGTGAAAACGTTCCAACGACCTGTTGAAGCTGCTAAATCTGAGCGTAATCCGTAGTTATTAGTCGCTCCTGTTGCTCCGGCATCAACATAAAAACCGTATTGATTTGTTACCGTACTTCCTGCCCCTACTGTTCCCTGTATAGCGTAATAGTGATATAAGCTAGGTACGGTATAAGAAGCTGCTGCCGTGCTTGCGTTTGTTGCATAATAAATAGAAGCAGAAGTAACATCTGATTGCGTCACCCCGGCATTGCTAATTCCATAAGATACTGTTGCGCCAGTTATTAACTTGTTTACTGAAATAGTCCTACCCATAACAGTTGTAGGTAAACCTACTTGCCCTAAGCTATCAATACGCATTCTTTCTGTTCCTGTTACAGTTGTATTATTAGCAGCTGTATAGAATCTTTGTTGTGTTGGTGCGTTCATTGCAGTAGAACCTCCGCCCCAGTTTAGTATGCCGCTTGTTGCTGTGCTTGAAACCATCACTATTCCCACTGGCTCTTCTGCATTTGTATAGTGTACTGCTCCTTTTCTGAATACCTTACTCGTTGCATCTGTTCTAAGTCCTGATGATGAGTTTGTATTTGCTCCACCTACTTCAGCTAGTAATCCACTTGCAATATCAAGACCTCCCCCAGTAGCTAAAAGCGTATTTGTACCTGTATTAATACCTACGTCTCCGGTAGAATTGGCTCGTATCCTTACAGCACTACCATCCCCTATGAATACATTATTCCCCGTTGTTACGCCTGCTCCGTTAAAATTAATATAGGTGTTATTAGATAGTCCGTCATTGGCACTTCTCCCGGAATTTCCGCCAATCGCTACATTAAATCCTCCGGTTGTATTATTTTCCATTGCCCGGTACCCAATTGCTGTGTTTTGTGCGCCTGTGGTATTTAATCTCAACGAAGAATCGCCCAAAGCAACATTTCTTAAACCAGTAGTAAGTGCCGTAAATGTATTTGCCCCAATGGCAATGTTATTATTGTTTGTAGACGCTCCGTTTCTCCAAATATCTATGCCGTTTAGTGTAGACCTCCCACCCACAACTAGGGTAGTGGATATATTTACATCACCAACTACTTGTAGCTTTGTTGAGGGATTATCCGTTCCAATACCAACGTTAGAACCTCTTATATTGAAAATTCCAGAAGTAAAAATACCTCCATTTAATGAATAGTCAATTGAGTAGGTACCCACGCCTCCAACATTTATAATTCTTGTTCTATACCTATGATTATACCCTGCGCCCGTACTGTCAGCATAAATTGTTCCACCATAAAGGTTTGCCTGTCCTCTTATATAACTTAAAGCCCCTGTTCTAATCCCTCCTCCAACAGTAACGTAAGATGATGCATTAACAGCCCCTACACTCATTAGTCCGCTATCAAAAGTGAAGGCGGCGCTATTAGCAAGAAACCCCCCAGCACTTCCGAATGGTATTTGTGTTGCCGGGAATGTTACGTCTGAATAATCAATCGAGTTTACTGCACTAAATGCACCCGTTCCATTTCCTCTTAAGTATCCAGTTAGCGTTACCGCTCCTGTACCACCTTTATTTACTGGCAGCGTACCAGTTATGTCGGAAACCGGAATAGAAGACACCGAACCTAATACTCCAGAAGTTATTTTTCCATATCCATTACTTAGTGTCGTGTTGATTGCGCCACTTACGGTAAAATCACCAGCCACTTGTAATCTAACAGTCGGGCTATTCGTTCCCACTCCTACGTTTCCAAGACTATCTGACATGATTCTAACGTTAGACTGTCCATCGCTTATCCAAATCCTTCCTGAGCGATTTTCAAAGCCTAATCCAGAAAAACTACCTAAGTAAGTATTATTACTCCCTAAGTTATATCTTCCTGCCCCATACCCGACAGCCGTATTAACCGAACCGCTTACATTGCTGCCTAAAGCATTCCATCCTGTTGCTACATTACCTTGTCCAGTAGTTGTAGATATTAGGCTATTCATACCCATTGCAACATTATACCCTCCTGAAGTGTTAGATTCTAATGCACTTGCGCCAACTGCTGTGTTAGAGGTTGCATTAGTATTTTTAAGCGCACTAACTCCAACGGCTGTGTTATAATTAGCAGTCGTAAGAACGGACAAAGCTGCATCACCTATTGCTGTATTGTTACTACCGGAGGTGTACGCTATAAGTGCATTTTTGCCTAAAAATGTATTATACCCAAAAAGGCTTGTACCACCTACCCGAACGCTATACCTAAGCGTAAGATTCCCTGTCATAGTTCCGCCAGATAGCCTTAATCTTGCATTTAAAGAGTCCGATAGGTTCGCAATTTTAGATTGCGTAATAGCTGCTCCTGCGGCAATGTTAGTATTAGTAAGCAAATTCCATGAATAAGTACTTCCATTTGAAGTCAAAACGGTTCCACTTGCTCCTGCTGCCGGAACACTACCACCTGCCGAAACACCAACTACACCACTGCCATTCACTGTTAATACCCCATTTGTGTAAGCGTTCATTTGAATAGCCCCAATAAAACGAGAAGTACCATTCACGTACAATCTTTCAGTAGGAGTAGTAGTGCCATTGTTAATATTTACTTTACCTGTATGGGTAGTTCCACTTTGGGCAAAAGACCAGAAAGGAAGAAGTAATAATATATATTTTAGTAATTTCATAGTCTTATCCATGTGTTTCCGTCCCATATTAATTTAATGTCGTCTTTTGCTTTATGCTCTTTATTTACTATAAAACTGTGTTTTCCTTTTACTCTCTTAATAAAAATAGACTTGCCCTCTCTTTTAGGTGGTTTCAAGTCTATCTCTATCTTATCATCACTTGTATCAACAAAAATTGTTTCTATTTTATCATCTGCTGTGTAGTTTCCTTTTATCTTAGCAAATCCTCCTCCTATCCTTAGCCCTTCAGAACTTCCTTCACCTATTACTATATTAGGTACAAATAATGTCCCGGTTGAATCTTCGTAGCGGAATAGCTCGCTTGTTGTTAGTTTATGAGTAGAATCTCCGAATGTGACCCTTCCGGTTGATACGCTACCTATTTGCGTAGCTGCTATCGCACCTGAAAAAACATTCTGTTCACTTACTTGTAAAATCCCGTCCGCTATTGGTAATCTTAATGTCTCAATCAATGCGTTGGTAAAATGTGCTACATCTAAGAATCTTGTTAAGTACTGAAACCTTACTGAATCTTTAAACTTTGCTTTTCCTGCTAATTCTAACAGGTACATACTGGCAGTTGGTGAAGTAGTATCACCCGGTGGATTAAATGTTGTATCTATCTCAATAGACGCATACGTTTTTAATGTAATTAGCAAAAAGAAAACGAACTTCATAAAACTGTTTTTAAAATGTGTAAAATCTGACAAATTTTACAGCAAAAGATACTCTTATAGTTTCAAAAGTTACATATCATATACACAATTACCGTTAATCTTGATGGTGTTTTCGTGGTCAGCACCTGTAAATTCGTTCTTAGAAATAAACACCTCTACTTCATTGTATTTTTCCAGTCTTCCTACATAAATATCTGAACTTTGTTTGCCCGGGTGGTGTAACCAAGGCTTTATAGGTGTTTCTCCTGTATTCCACATTCTAAGAGTATAGTCTATTTTAGGTAAAAATACCTTACAATCATACTTTCCTAATCCTGGCACATTATCTTCAAAGCGTGGGTGGTTATTTGGGCAGTCTCCACCTGCTATTGCACCTTGTTTTTGACGCATACTTACATACATCTTGCCGTCTTCTCCTATCAAGTCATAATCACACTTAGCCAAAAGCCCTTTGTCTGAATACTCTTTAACGTAGGTCAGCGAAAACAAAAGTAGCTGAAATTCAACCGTACCCGGCTTTTTTCTTGTTAAGCCTTCGTTAAGTATTGAAACGGTTGCTTTTTCGCTTGCACATGGCAGCACATTGAGGATAAACCCTGAATCGCCCGGCACATCTGGAGGCTGTGGTGCTATTGGCTGTACTGGCTTTATTTCTTCAAATCCTCCAATATAAGGGTTGTCTCCAATTTTAGGTTTTACAGCAAATCCAACTAAACGTGTTTGATTATTTACTTGTAAATCTTGCAAAGAAGTATACTCATCAATAGAGCCAGTCATTTGACCGAGTACCTCGTAGATTGTCCATCTTTGCTTTTCTTCAAAAACAAAGTAAACGCCGTTCTTTCCGTCTATTTGAATTTGCTGTAACCCCATAATATTAAGCCCTTGTTAAAAGTTTTCCTCTAAAAATACCAGTCATGTAATACAAAGGGTCGGTATTGTCAGAAGTGAAGTAACCAACCGGGCGCATAAATACACCGTAGTTAATCGAAGGCACTACACGGCTTGTTGGATAATCGGCAGAATCTCTACCTTCCAAAATACGAACGTCCATATCTAAAGAGATATTGTCTTTGTCAAGATTCCCATCTAATCCGATACCACGATATTGTCCTACCGTTACATTCATATTGCCGTAATCCATGTTTGCATAGCGTTTTTGTCTTACAGTTCCGTAAGTGCTATGATTAAGCCATGTTTGCAAAGCTGCTGCGCCAGAATCCCACATCAAGAACTCGTCTTGTCCCAAGATAGTGTCAATACGTGCATCATAATACCAGTGTACAGGAAGATTTTCAATTTGAGCATCTAACTTATACCCGGTATCTGCAAGCCCTACAATGCCTTTTAATTGCATGTACTGAGCCATTTTAGAACCGCCAACAAATATCGCTTTACCTTCGTAGCGGTTATCACGAGAACTGTTCTGAATGTAGTTCCAGAAATCAGCATCCGGTGTGCCGTCCGCTTTGAAAGCATATATCTGCGTGATTGGCGCATTTAAAGTTCCATTGGTGCTATCCCAAGGATAGGCTACATTACGTCCTACTCCAGTTGCCACAGTCGCAATTAAATCATCATCCATCGGAATCAACATGTCTCTGTCCAGACGACGCATTATTTCATTACCCACTCTTACAAGTTGCGCACGAGTTCCTGTGTATCTACCATCGTTCAAAGCCTCAACCATGTATTTTGGATTTTCTAACTTATCCAAATACTCGATAGTCAAAGGCTCCAAAAAGAAATCTGCCGTTGCCAAAGGTTGAATTACTTCAAACTCAATTACTTTGTCGAAGTTGAAAACCAAACTTTGTGCCGCCTGAATAGTTTTTACACCATTTGAATCTGCTGCCCCACCTGCTCCGATACGTGAAGTACGATAACCACCTGCATAAGCTGGCGTCCACGTTAAAGTAAGTTTTCCGTTACTTGTTCCTGCTGCGTAACCAATCGTCGTTCCGCTCGTATTCTGAAGCAAAAAAGGATTCGTTGCGTCCTGAATCTGCTTACTTGCTGGGTCACGCAATGCGCCTGTTGTTCCTACGTTAGTGAATCGGTAATAGTTATTTGTTACATGCAGAATTGCTGCATACAGCCCCCGGGCTGCACCTAAATTTACATTATTTGCCATTGTCGTTGGTTTAATTTTTAAAGATTAAATTGCGCCAATTAGCATTACTGCCTCACAAGGTTTTTATAGTTAGGATTATTCAAAAGGCTACTTCCGTTCACCTTTGGTACATCAACTGTTATTTCCCCACTTGCAGGTTTACCATTAGACTTTTTGAGATACTCTTCGTCACTTGCCATAAGTTCGTCAAGAATATCATTGTTATTCATTTTTTCACTTCCTTTCAAAACAGGCAAGCCTTCCTTATCCAAATACTCTCCGGTTTCAGTATTTACAGTCCAGCCCCTTTTTGTCAGGAGTTCATCAAAATCTGTTTTTAAATTTGTTCTGAATCTTTTATTTGATTTAAAAGTCTCAGATATTTTACTATTTGTTACGGCATCAACTACAAATTCGCTGAAAAACGCTTTGTCCGCCTTTGGTTTATACTTGTCTTCTAGCTCTTTGTGTTTTGATAAAGGCACGTAATCCGTGTCAATCTTCGACAACAAGGTGTCGTGCGCTTTTTTGATTGCTAAAGAATCCTTGTCGGTTATCTTTCTTTCGATAAAGAAGTTGAAAAGAAATTTATCTTTTTCCTTTGTAGTCTTCAGTGCATCGAATTTGGTTTTGTCTTCTGCGTCTAACAGAGAAATAATTTCCGCATGATTCCTGTCTATATCGTCCCATGCTTCCTTTTTTCCTTGAGTCAAAAGACCGTTTTTGTGTTTGCTCATGAATCGGCTTTCTGCTTCCGATTCGGTCAAAAGGCTTTGTTGTAGTTGTGTTGCTACGTCATCGTCAATTTGCTTGTCAGATGCGTTCAGCTCGTCTACTAGGTCTTTGATTTTAGTCAAATCAAGTCCTGCCTTTTTTGCGAACTCGTTAATTACTGTGCCTAATTTCATATTTATTCTTTAAATTTATAATGTTTCATTTCTCCGTTCTCTTCAATCTTGTAGCCAACTAACTTTTGTTCTTTCATTGGTTCGCCCGTCTCTTTGTCTCGTAAAATAGTACTCCAATAAGCTGGCTGTACTTCGATTTCTTTAGCCGGGTACATCACGATAGATTTACCTTTTTCGTCTTCTCCTCTGCCTTCCGCTACTTCTACATAGATGCGTGCTTTCTTTTCCAAAAGGTCTTTTCTTGCAAAAAACTCTTTTTCAGATAACCCAATTGGTGTGCCTTCTTCTTCTTTATTCTTTGCCATAATATTTAATTTAATGCCACTTGGTTTTCTTTTACTACGTCTACCATTGGCTCTTGCTTAATTGGTTTATAAACGTCTTCACTTATTTTTTCAGGAAGATAAAATTCTAACTGTGTCTCAATTAATGCGTCCTGCTTTTCAATTTTAAAATCTAAAAAGTCAGGATATAATTTAATCAAATCCTTTACAATGCTGTCTTTTTGCTTCGCTAATGTATTTTTCTTTACCAAAAACATTAAATTTTCACTATCTATCCCATACAATTTAATGTTGTTAAACATCATCAGGTCTAAAACTTCCGCCCTATTACCTCCTTTAATAGAGTCGTATGGGTCAATTCGATTATGAAGAATTAGCAATTTAGATAGACTTGTATCTTTGCCAAATTGTTTTTGTATGTATCGTATTTCTAAAGCATTTTGTACAATACCGCTAACCACTCCACTCGCTTCTGTAAGGTCTTTTAAGGCTTCTTCTTGGGTCGCTAAATCAAAACTGTCGGTCGGCACATTCACTACTGGCAAATACCTTTCTACATTTCCAATTGTACCAAGCATAAAACACGCTGTACTATTGTATCCGAAATCTATCTGCTTCTTAGTGTGTACGCTAATATCTGCTCTACGAATGTAATTGTCCTGTCTGTCATAGGCTTTAGACTTTCCACTTGTGTTTAGTGGGGTTTCAAACATATAGAGCAAATCCATTGTTCCGTATGCGCTGGCTTCGTTATTAGCAATTTCCAATCTCAGTTCCCGAACCGTTTCAATGTTTCTCGGTATAAAACCTCCGGGTGGATTAGGTATACTGGCACTCTTGTTAGAATCTATGCCGCCATCATCTGAAACCGTATGCACGATAATTTCAAGTCCATTAATAGGAAATCCTTTGTCGTCACATTTTGGGCATTTGTGTTTTGGCGGTATGTCTGTGCCTGGTCTCCATGTCGGATTAGTTACGTACCCATTAACACACCCAGGTTCTTTACATTCGTGCTTTGTTGTTACAAACCATTCTACCGTATGTATGTGCTGTAAGTATTCAATTTCAGTATCCGAAATCCTTAAACCAATTGTTTTAAGGTACGGCAGTGCGTCTGAAATCTCACTATTAAACAATTGCACTTCTCCGTCTATCTTCTCGCCTAATATACGTCCGATTCTCTGTGCAGGAATCTTGGTAGTATTGGTTGCAAATGGCTGAACTTCTAATATTTCATTTTCAAATTCAACTAAATTTTGTCCAATTATCTGCCAATTATAATTGGTTTCGTTTTCGGTTGTTACATTTTTACCTGTTTGTCTACAAATTAGAAAAGAATCTTTGTCGTAAAAATAAAGATTACGTCCTATTTTCTCTTGTGTACCGTTTACGTTAATCCATGTCTTTTCGTCACCTCTTAAAACGCAAATATCCTTGTTTAGTTGAATTACACCAACAGATGAGAATATCTTTAAAGTTGGTTGGTTAAACTCCTGGTCATTCTCTGCAAAATCCTTTAAGACAGGTGCGATAACTGCGTTCGGGTCGTCAATACTAAACTTTGCCCATTCAGAAAAGAACCATTCTGGCAAGGTTTGATTATCAAACATTTCAGTTTCCGTGTAGTCCTTGAAAATGTTCTCATCCTTAAAAGTTACGTTAAAATCATCGTTCTGCTTTATCGTAGTTATCAAAGACATTGCTTTGGTTCGGAACTTCATTACCTTATTCAAGTAAATCATTTCCCGGTATTTCAAATGAACTGCCTTTTCTTTGGGTCTCTTTACTTTTAAAAACTCAGGGAACTTTTCGCTGAATACGTCCTTTATATCATTTGCAATTTCAATGCTTCTGTCATACCCGGCGTGTCGCAATTTCTTGTCTATCGGGATTCCATTTTCATCTACTTTTAAATAAGGAAGTATTCTTTGAAAATCAAGCATTATATATAAGGGGGTGTTATCCCCCTTTGTTTTTTAGATTGTTAAGCTATTTGCACTTCAAGTTTGTATTCAGCGTGAACCCCTACTTCGTTTTGTAATTGTGCAATGTATTTTGTTGCCCCTAAAACGTGTGCAGCCGGAAACGTGATAAGTCCTGTCACTGTATTGATACTTGCATAAGTACTACCAGTAGAAGGAATCAAAGTGCCATTAGCTAATACACGGTATAAACTATAAGTTGCACAAGGAGAAGCGAAAGACGGAACCATTTGTAAAGAAGAAAGGGTTACAGTTGTATCTCTTACCCATCTGTTAAAATCTCCGTTGCAAGTCCCTGCTGTTAGGTTTACGTCAGCACCTGAAGCAAGTGTGTAAAAAACGTTACTTACCTCTCCTAAGTCTGCCGCATTGATACCCTCCAAAGGCACAACCTGACCATCTACACCTCTCGTAGCGAAGCTGATTGTTCCTTTTCTTGATGTAGTATTTGTTCCGTCAGCGGTATCTGTAATTTTTGTAATTACTGTACTACTACCGTCACGTCTGTATATTTCTGCTGTGTTGTTTGTGAATAGAACAATATCCCAATCACGAGGGCGGCTTCTGATAGCGTTTAATCCTTGTCTGTTCTGAAAATAATTCTTAAACAGAATATCAAACATATCCATCGTTTCTCCGGTCGTAGCGTCTGCCGGGTCAAGTCCGTAAATCTGCCCTTCTGTTACATTGACTGTTTCTGCCTGTGAGCCTGTAATACTTCCGTTTGGCAGCCAACGGGCTTTATTAAAAATGGCTAAATCCTGACAAATCTTTGCAATCCACTGTCCATTTACGAACCCTGCCGGAACTAATGAGCCGCCAGCGTCGCCCGCATACGCAGCACCATCCGCAGGCAAAACACCCTTGTTAATGATAGCCATCGCTACGTAAGTATTAAGTGTTCTGTTTTGTCCTGTAGATAGCCCCCCTGCCCCTTGCAGGTTAGCATAAATAAGGTTTTGCGTACTAGACATATTTTATTTAAGTTTATATTGTAAATTTAATATTTTACTGCCGGAAACTCCTTGAAACTTGCACCTCGTGAGTAAATAGCCAGATTGCCATAGTTTTCAATCTCTTCTTCTTTTCCGTTAATCTCAACTTTGATTTTCTCCTTTTCTCCATACCCTTGTGTTTCAAACAAGACCTTGCCGCCCGTAATATCGTGCGTCCATTTTAATATTTTCTTTTTCTGAGCTTTAGCCTCTTCTTTTGAAGGCGTAGCTTCTTTTATTTCGTCTTTATTATCTGCCATGATATTTTTTATTTAGAAATCAACTTTTAAAGCTACTGTTACTACCGTTACTGTGCCTTGTACCCTGCAATCTACACTATAATTGCCGTTTGGCACATTCTGAAAAGGAATAGGTTGTTGCCATTTGCCGCCAGTTGAACCGCTCATTGCAACCCATGCTCCTGAACCATGTACTCCGTCGTCTAATCCTACTACTCTGCTTTCTAGTTGTCTATCCGAATACGCTAATACAGTTACCTGTCTGTTAGCGGCCGGATTTATTTCGTACGCTACTGCTCTTATATCTGCTACTGCCGGGGCTGGCGTTCCTGATGCTACTGAAACCGTAAAAGGAAATTCTTTTGTTTCGTAATCCAAGTTCTCTGGATATATTTTCACAACGTGCGCTCCATTATCTGCAAATACAAAAGTCTGTTGATAGTCCTGCGTAATCGCTCCGCCATCCCATTGCACACGTGCTGCACCTAAAGCCGGATTAAAGTTCCCTATTGTTGCGTATTCTACGTTTACCACTCCTGCGCCTAAATCTGCCGTTGTTTTTTCTAGTATTAAAGTAGCATCTGCAAATTGTTTGGGCGCATCGCCACATCTGTTTACTGTATTGTTTATCGTGGCTTGTGGGTCATAGACACTTGCTATTTCCTGCCCTCCTAATTGTTGGTACTCCTCGTAGCTAATTTCTACATCACCATCCAGATAAATTACGTCAGGGCCACGCCACCCGGTTCTTAATCCGTCCGATAACTCGTAAACCGGAACTGGGTCGCCTCCTTGCTTCCATCTTTCCTCAACATAAGCTACTAACTGATTCCCAATTGAAATATTCTCAGTTAATGGTACTCTTGATTTGCCACTTCCTAATCCGGTATCGTTTCCCAGTTCTGCTGTTCCTACTAATGTAGCGGTTCCGTTCACATACCTATATACTACAATGTCGGTTCCGTCTGCTTCATCACATTCTACAATGACTTCGGCAGAACCTTGATAATGTCCTTCGACTATTTGCGCTGCATTTACGGCCATTAAGATATTACCTGTTTAGTTTCCCAAATCGTACCGTCGAACTTCTCGTAAATCAAAACACTTGCTTCACCTTCTCCCGATACTCTTCGTCTCCAGCTTCCTGCTACTGGTGGTGTGGGATTAGGCTCAATAATACTTTTATCTCTATTGCCTATAACCTTTAACCCTACGTTATATAAATAAGCCATTATGATATTATTGATTTAAGTACCCAACCCGTTTCGTCTGTATTTTGTTCAATCGATAGATTAGTGTCTTCGTCTATTCTATCCCTCCATTGTCCGGCATTTGTTTCTGCTGGTGGCACAAATGGTGCTACATATCCATTCAATTTATCGTAGTCCCCTATTTCGTCTGCATAGTCTACACTTTCATAAGCAACTGTTGTTTCGGTCTTCGTATCTATACCTACAATGGTCATGTTTTCCTGACTTACCTCTTCAAATAACAACTCGTCGTGTGTGTAAACCCTGATTAAAGAGTCTAGCATATTCATTCTGCCACAATACATGGTTACGTGATGAATCCTTGTTCCATTCTGGTAGATTCTCATGTCCACCGTATCTCCTACTGCTCCGCCTACCCATGCTTTCCATCTGTATTCGCCAACCGGAATAAATATTTCTCCTCTTTCGAATACTTCCTGACAAAATAAGTCATTTTTTAGGATAACACAAATTATTTTACTCTTAAAGTTGGTTATTACAGAAACTTTTTCTTGAAAATTGTCATAATCCAGAAATAATTTCCCGTAATTCTTCATTATGCCGATTTCTTTATACAAACTACCATTGGCTGATTGTATTTTTTTGGCTCCAACGTCTTCACTTACTTCATAATTAATCAATGATATTTTCATTTCATCAACCATCACAACATCGCTTCTAAGCCATGTTTGCAGTGATTTGTGAAACCAACTAGGATAACCTAAAACCTGAAAGTCAGAAATTGGTCTGAGTTGCGTATTCCCGTTTACTGTAGCATCGTTTACGCTTTGTGATTTAGTTAAGGTTGTTTCGTATCCGTCATTTCTCAGGTAAATAGGGAATCTCATTTGCTGATTAATTCCTTGCTCAAAATACTCAAATCCAAACGCTTCACCTAATGAAGAACATCGCACCATTACTGTTTCTTTTGGGTCTACCTCTATTCTTATGTAGTTAGAAACTACAACCGTTCTAATGAATATCCAAGTTTGTTCTTCGTCATTTCTTGAATACTCGCTAACTGCTATTTGTAGAGCCTTTCCGGTGTATCCTGCTGGCATAGTCACTTCGCATAGGTATTGTTGAGATATTCGTCTAATCGGTGAAGATATAATCTGAATATCTGCAATATTTTCATCATCATACAATTCCCCTCGTTCTGCATAAGAACTAAATACGCCATCCTCCTCTATTTCATAATACAATCCGTCAATTAGACCTAACTTTGTGGCAATGGTTAAATAGGTATCGTCTTCGTCTGCTATTACTTCAATATCACCTAATACGAACTTATTATTCTTTCTTACGCTTGTTCCGACAAATATTCTCCACCTGTCCGTCATTTGTGCCGGGGTTAATACGGCATTTGCAGTACTGATACTAGGCGAATTTGTGTTGTCGTCAATTCTAACGCCAGGAACTGCGCTTACTGTTAGTATTGTTCCGGCAGGTACTACCAAGAAGCCACCAGTTGAATTAAAAAATGCTTCAATAGTTGCTTTAGTGTCAGTTTCGCTTGCCTTAATAGTTAAGGGACTTAATCCACTTCTAAGAACCTGGAATGTATTTCCTTTTTGAACGTTCTCTATCTCTATTATATATCGGTCGTTTCCGCTCAGCAAATCATTGTAAAGGTCGTTTATAGTCGGGTTATTCGTGTTTACAGTTCTTACAGTTCCTACTGATGCGTTTATTGGTATTATATCTCCTACATTAATAACTACCTTTGAATTATTGCCAAGTAGGGCAGCTTTTACCGTTGCTGCTGTATCTGCCTTGGTTGCGGTATAAGTCACATCACCTAAAGTAAAAATATTGCCTTCGGTTACATCGCTGCCAATTACTAAGTCGTAAGTATTATAAGCAGGTCTGTTGTAAGTAGTTTTAGCACCTCTTTGCAATGTCGGACTATTCTCGTTCAATACTGATACCGTACCCAATCCTACTGTTATTTCTTCATTCCTGATTATAAAATTGCCAGACTCCCAAACCCTTAATCTTATTAGGTTTCCTTCTTTGTAGGCATCAACCCGTGTGTGTGGGTACGCTTCTAGCCAATCTTTTAAATTATTTATGTAGGTTTCTAAATCTGTTTCTTGTCCTGTATAGGTTCCGAATAATTGCTGTCCGTTTGGTCGTAATAAGGAAAACTGTTTCCAAGTAGTCGAGGGCGCGTTATTGACCTTAATCACCATTTCATAATAGAATCGTGACTGTTGTTCTCTTAGAAATCCTATATTATCTTCTAATAATTGATAGCCCAAACTTACACAATCTTCAAACGCTTCACCATATAGTCCTACTTGCAAAGTTCTAATATCTATTCCCTCAAAATCAGATTTAGGTGCAAAGAATTTAATTGTTTCTCCTTGTTTTTGCGTTAATACTCCTCTGCGCATATCTCTAGGCTCATGGTAGTTTTTGTAACGGTCTTCTGAATCGTCAAGTTTATAAAATCTTATTGGATTGTCAAATAGTCTCATTCTCCATTACTTGTAAAAACATTGATTTACTTGTTGACCATTCAGCCTGATATAATATACCTTCATGTCCTTTTCCTAGTGTATCAGTCCATTGTATTACTTCGCCTATGTTCGTGTATTCGTCCAACTCACATAAATATTCTAAGTCCCAGAAAGCCGAACCTATTATATTTCCAAAAGTAGTGATTTTTTTACTTTGTTTCTCATTATTTATTAAAGCCGAATAATTTCCTAATCCGGATACGAATTGCCAGTATAAATAACCTCCATACACTTCGGTATGATTCAACATCATTTGATAAGGTCGGATAGATAAGTTTCTAATGTCCTGATTCAATCCTACATTAATATAGTTGTCCGCTCCATCGTTTGGTATTAAGATTACTAATTTATCATCGTACTTTTTCTGTTGGTCAGTGCTTACTTTTCCGAATTGTGTTTGTCTAATTTCTTCAATCAAGATACCTGAAGCTATACAATCACATTCTAAATCTAACACATTTTCACGTCCGAACAGATTTGATTCAAATTCTAAGGTTGCATTTACTTCCTGATTAGACAGTGCTGATTCTCCCTGCCAGTTTTTATACCCAGCTTTTATCGAAGAGTAAAGATATTCGCGATTAGGCACTTTAACCTCGCTCAGTATTCTATCTCTATCCAAATAACTTTTTGCGCCGTTTGTTACTACATTAACCCGTTTTTCAATCTTTACTTTATTCTCACTAACGGTTACATATAAACACTTCATCTTGTTAAGGTCGTCGAATATATCATTGAACGAGCAATTAATTACATCGCTTACCCCTCGCAGATTACGTCCGTTTGTCCAGTCTCCCTTAAATTCTTTCAGAAATTTACTTTCTAATGTTAATGTACCCTCAGAAGCCTTTTCAACTAATTGGCCCATTATGTCGAAACTCGACAATACCGGAACCTCAGTAGGCTGTAAATTATCCTTTATTTCGTTAATCGAAAGTGTTGTACTTTCTAAATCGTAAATAAACTGTGTATCCGAACTGTTAACTGTTGATTCAATGCTTATACTGATAGTTTCATAAGGTAGCAAGGTAATAGTTCTATCAATTACCCCTACTTCGTCCGTCGGTGTTAAATCAGATATAAATTCCTGTACAATTAAATCATTTAGCTTCAGATTAAAACTGCCTGAATTACTTGTCTTGACATTGAAATTAATTACTCCTTTGATTGAGATAGTTTTCTTTTCTGCATCATTCGTATAAAGAGGTAAAACCTGACTAAAATCAGTAATCGGATTGACATTAGAATTAGAGCTACCTTCAGTCGCTTGGAAAGGCACCGGGTGTGAGTAATTAACCGGATTTACTGTTTTCTTTTTATAAGTCGTTAAAGTACTTAGTATCTGGTGGGTAGTTTTTCCTACTATTCCAATTGAAGTTAATGCTTGAAATGCGTTTGGCGTAATCTGATAGCGTTTTGAAGAGTTCGTTAAGAATTTCACCGTTGGCGAAGCATCTGTAAAGGTTACTACAAAACTTTGCGGATATTCTTCGCTATTCCATAGATTCACCATCCCCTCGTAAGCTAATTTTCCCATAAAAAACACCTTGCACCTCACATCTGCGGCATATCCATATTTTTCTTTGGCCGCCTTTAAAATCGCCACGGCTATTTCTTCTGTAAATTTAATTTGCCCGGCACCTAATACTTTTCCCTCATTTTTATAAACAAACCCAAAATATCTATCCACTCGTTTCTTTTCAAAAACGATATTGGTGAACGATTCCGGCTCATTTACTTGGGTGCTATCTAGGTAGAACGTATACATTAATTATAAGGAATCTGTTTTGTAATGTGGGAAACGAATTCTAGTAGGCGCATGACTCGCACTTTGCTCATCCCATGGACAAGGAGAGCATACGATATGTATACCTGCATCTCTAAACTTTTGCATAATCTGTTCCCTCCTACTAACAATAGGCTTTACTTCATGTGTTTTACAGGAAATAGGTATAAACAACAAAATAATTATTAATATCCTCTTCATGGTTTAGTGTATTTTATCATCCTATTATAACTCCTTTCCTCAATTGTCGGCACTCCGTTTTTCACGTTTACATTTACCTGTTTAAGATTCTTCATTTCCTTTGACAGTCCATTTATCGCATTTACTAATCTAGGGTCTGTGCTTGAAACATTCTTTCCCGTGTTGGCAATTCCTTGAAAGTCGAATTGACCTAAAGCCATGTTCACTAATTGCTTGTTGGTTACATCTACGCCTAGTTTGCTTTTCAGCATATCGTTTAGGTAGGTGGGTATAACTCTTTCGCCTACATCCAACATTGCTGGCTGCGTATCTACCCCAACCTTCCCATTAGTGTTTGGAAGCCTGTCTATCCCCTTAGCTATCTTTATAGCTCCGCCATCTCCTATTTCTCCTCCACCTGGAGGCGGTTCTACTGGGTTGTTTGTGTCTGGAGTTACTGGTACATACTTTACTATCTCAGCGTCAAATGGGTTCACTGCCGAACCAATAGCCGCAAATATTTCAGCAAAAGCCTGTTGTATCTGCCCTATTACCGCCTTTGCCGTGAATGGATTCTTCCATGCCTCTGCTTTTGCCTGTGCCATTGCTACAAGTGCTTGTGCATTAGCCAATGCTCTTTGTTGTTCAAATATCTGAGAATTATATGTCAATTCTGTTAACAGTCTCTGCCGTGCTAAATCAGCAAGTTTATTGTTCCTTTCTGTTGTTAATCGTATAATCTCATCCCCTGCATCTTTTTCTGCTTTTTTTATTGCGGTAGCTGAATCTGTTTGTATTTTCAGTATAGCATCAGCAGATTTCTGCTCAGCCATTTCTTTTAAATCCAAATAGTCACTTTTCAGCAATGATAAGTCCTTATCTCTATCTTGTCTTACTAAAGACTTTATGTCTGCGCTTCGCTGCTTTGCTAAGTCTTCAAGCGTTCCGACTTTTGCATCATATTCCTCTTGAGTAATAAGGTTTGCAGATAAACTATCTTTTAACTTATTAAGTTCGTCACTATTATATTGTGTAGTTTTTGCTTGTAAATCATCATAAAATTTAGTTCTTAACGCTAAAATATCACTAAAGTATTTCTCATCAACTACTTTAGCCTGTGCCGTATATTCTTCTAAAGAAATTTTTCCTTCTTTATATTTTTGTTTTAGAATATCTTTTTCGGTGTCTCTTTGCCCTATTAATATATTCTCCTGGTCAGTTCTTGCTGCATTCCAAATAGCTAGTTGCTCCTCAAATGCAATATCAGTGTATCTTACATTATTATCAAGTATATCTGCATACCTTTGTGTAATTATATCCTTTTGCCCATCGTACCAAGAAGACAAAATTTCTATTTGCTTGTCTAAACTGTTTCTTATTGCATCAATTGATGCGCCCATTCCCTCTTTAATAGCGTCTACTTGTTCACTTAATCCCTTTTTCACAGCATCAAGCATACCGTCATACTTATCTTTGTATGTGTCCGCTATATCATCGAGTAGTTTTAAAGACTCATCCCTTTGCCATTGTAAATTTTCAATTGCATTTGTTGATGCAATTATTGCTTTTTCTGCTGCATCTGTATTTTCTTTTTTCCACCCAGCTATTGCAACGCCCAATTGCCTAAAGGCGTTTTTAGCCATAGTAAAGGGGTTCAAACTAAACTGCTCTATCTCGTTAGATACATAATTAGTAAATCCTACTATCTTTTCTGTCGATATTTGCAATTGTGCTGCTATATCTTCAGATAGATTTACTTTTTTTATTACACCTTCAGCTTTGGCTAAGTACTCTTTTAGCAAATCAATTTGCGCATCATAATTGCCTTCTATCAATCCTAATCGGTAGTTTAGGTCAGTTTTATAGGCTGCTAATTCTGCATTCCTTTGTTGTTTTACAAAATCCTGATATATTTTATTTGATTCTGCGGCTGCACTTCCAATTGCTCTAAATGCTTTTGATGCTGCTTGCTTAATTTCATTAAATACAAATTCAACCGCCTTGTATAGTAGTTGATACTGACTAACCATTGATTCAGTATTTGCCTTTACTGATTCCTCTTGTGCTTTGTTTGTTATCTCTAATTGCTTAAGAAATTCAGCTGATTGAATGCCAGATTTCTTTTCAATATCGTGAAGTTTTATCTTTTGGTCTGCAAAGTTAGTTAAAGCTCTTCCGGCATTATTTACAGCATCGTTATAATCCATCAATCCTTTTATCTCAGGAACTATACTTGCTACCATATCGCCAAAAACTTTTTGCCTTTCGTCGTATAGCTTTATTAATTCCCTTTGATGCTCAATCTCTTCTTTATCTACCTTGTCCTGTATATTCCACTTTTCAAGAATATCTTTGGTAATCTGTTTAATATTTCTGGACTGTTCTTTGTGTAGTTTATCAAGGTCTACTAAAAATTGAATTTGTCTTCTTATAGTCAATAGTTCCTTTTCCTCTTCAATGACTAACTTAGTAATTTCAGCTTTCTTATCTGAGTAAGATTTAGAAGATTTACTTACTATATCTATTTCATTTTTATATTTTGCTTCAATAGCTTTTATCTGAGCATCTAGGCTTTTCTTTTCATCTTTTTCATTAATTACCCTAAAGTCTGCTCTAATTTTAGCAACTAATGTACCATTTTTTATTTCATCCTCTTGCTCCTTATCATCATACTTCTGAGTAAGTCTATTCAAATCCTGCTTAAATTTTTCCTCAATTTTGTAAATCTCAGATGCCTTTTCCTGTGTAGCTTTTTTGCTATCTTTTATTCTTTGTATTGCAATGTCCTTATCAATAGCCAATAGCTTTTGTTCCTGTACTTCTGATTTTTCTAATTCAGTAATACGGGTTTTTTCTGCTATTAACGCTTGTGTAGCTGCTGAATCTGCTTTTATTTTAGTCTTTTTGTCTTCTCCATCTTTGGTAATTTTTACTACTTCATCTGTGCTGTATTTTAATCGTTTTTTAGCATCTTCTTGAATTTTAGTAATGCTTTGGTTTACTCCTATTAAATTTACAACACCTGCCTTAGCTGCATTAATTACGCCTTGATATTGTTTTTCTTCTTCTCTTAATGATGATATAAACTCCTCCCTACCCTCAAGACTATTTTTAGTTTCAATAGACAATTGTTTACGGATATTAACTAATTTTCCTTCTGCATCAATTTGTTGCTTAATCAAATTAGTTGCCTTTTCTCTGTTAATGTCGTATTTAATTTCTGCCTCTAATAAAGTAGCTCTTACAGCGAAATCTGCGTTTACGTCTCTAATTACTTTGCCTAGTTTTTCTTCTGCATCTTTTAAATTGTTAATACCTTTCAATTGCTCAGGATATTGCGCCTTTAATGCTTCTAACTTTTCTAACCTATAATCATCTTGGGTGTTTACCTTAATTTTATTCTCATTCAATATCCTTTCCGCTTCTGTCAAACTAGTTACGCCTTTCAGCAATTCAGGGTATTGTTTTTTTAGGGCTTCTAAAGTATCGTATTGTTTTTGAAGTGGCACAACTCCTTTAAGCACTTCATTAGCTAGACTATTAAATTCTCTTTTTTGTAATTCTAATGGAGCAATTGCATCTGTAATTTGTTTGTTTAGCTTTTTTTGTTCTTCTGCTGCATCTTCCACTGAAGCGTTGTACAATTGATAAGCCGTTATTGCTGTGCCTATTGCTAAAACTATTAACCCAATAGGATTTTTAAGAAGTGTATTATTAAATGTTTGCGCTGCTGCTGCTGCTGTTAATTGCGTATCTGTTAATGTAGCATTTGCAATTGATTGTTGCTTTGTTAGTAAAATAGCCTCTCCTTTTATTATTAAACCTGCTTTTTCTATTACAGTCCATGCGGCACTTGCTCCGGCTGCGGCTTTTGATGCAATAGTATAAGCTACAATAGTAGAAATTACCGAAGCCCCAATACTTACAACTTCTTTTAGGTTATCAGCAAGAAAATTAAACCCTTTGGCTATCTTGTCGGTAATACCATAGTTCTGATTAGCTTCTCCGAAATAATCCTTAATAGAGTTAGTTAGTCTATTGTAAGCACCTGTTACTAAGTTAACATTATTTGCCGCTTTATCTCCAAACGCCTTTTCTAGTTCGGTTGCTAATTTAGGCAATAGGTCAACTGCTAAAACCTGCCCAGCTTTTAGCATATCATTCAACTTAGATTCTGTCACTCCCAATGCTTTGGCGGCCAATCCAAATGCACCCGGCAATCTTTCGCCTAATTGACCCCTTAACTCTTCTGCCTGTACATTCCCTTTGGAAAACATTTGAGACACCGCACGAAGTGACCCCTCAATTTCTTCATTGCTCAAACTTAAAGCTGCACCACTTTTTACAATAGCTTCATAGATACGATTACGTTCTTTCAATTCCAATCCTGAAGACTGAGAAGCTGCAATAAAATTCTTATAAGTTCCGGTTAAGATTGTAATATCCTGCCCGTACTTATTAGATAAGTTATCAAGGAAAGTAAGGCTTTGTGTATATTCTTCTTGTGTGGATAATACATTTCTAAGGGCAAGCCTTAGCGCTTCTAATCTGACCTCATTATTTATTAAGGTCTTTCCTACATCCCCTACCTGTACAGCCGCCCAATAAGCCATCACCTGTCCTTTTAAGTCCTGCCAGAACCCATTAGAACCTCTAAACTTATCCGTTACCCCAGTAAGTGCATTAAGTTCTTTCTGTGCTGCTTGTATGGCGCCTGTATACTTATTTACGTCTGATACGTTATTGGCTTGTTCCCTTGCAGATTTTAGTAGTTTAATTTCAGAAGTAAGTCTCTGAATTAATCCTATTTCGGTCTTGACCCCATTTTGAATGCCTAAGCGTGAATTAACTTCAGCTATCGCAGCGGCTTTTGATTCTTCTGCGGCTGTCTTTCTTTCAGCGTTGAGTTTTCTTTGCGTAGATTGATATTCTAATGCCTGATTTTTTAATTTTTCATTCTGTACGTATAGTTCTGCAAGCTCCTGTGTTAGTGCTGTTGCGCCCTCTTCCGAAAACTTGAATATAAAATTAAAAATTTCAGTTTCATTCATCTATTTGCTGTGGTTTCTTATTCTTTGCTTCCTGTTCTGCTTTCCATGCACTTACGTAGAAGTGATACTCCTCGAAAGTTCCGTTAAGTAGTTGCTGTTTTGTTGTAAGGTTTCCACCCGTGATTTTATGTATTGCTTCGTTTCTTTGCTTAGTCCATTTGATTCTTTCGAGTGCAGAAGAATCTGTAATGTTGATGCGTTCAAAAGCACCTGGTTGTGAATATAATTCAGGGAATCCGATTGCAAGAGCATTGAGACTTCTGGCAAAACCTGTAACATACTTTGCAAATAAGGTCTTTTTTTTTCAATGGGTAAATCTTTCATCCAGCGTTTTACCTTTTCTTTGTTATATTGAAAATCGTAAACTAATGGATTCTCATCTTCTTCCAATACCGTGAAACTCATTGCATCAAAACTCTTTTGCAAAGGAATACTAAACTCCATCCTTTGCTCTAGTTCGTCCATTTGTCTCAATGCCTGATTTAAAAGCGTGAATCCAGAATGAGCATCTGAAGCGTAACTCATTATTGTACGCTTGATATTTTCCTTTACTATATTGCTTGTAATTTCGTAATCCTCTCTATCAACTTTAAAAACCTCGTAGGCTTTCATCACTTCGTTATACTCCTCAAAACGGCTTTCGTTCATCTTCCATCCGTCACTTGAAAAAGTATAACCTTTATATTCTTTTCCATCGCTGGTAAAAGTAAATACAGGGTCTTTGTCTATTCTTCCGGATTCTAAAAGTTCTTTGAAAATGCTATTCATAAATTAGGGTTTAGTAGTATCTGACCATATATCTACATGTTTCTTTTTCGTCTTCTTCCAATGAGCAGTAGTCTTGTGTAGACTCTTTTCAAACGGGTCTAGGTTTCTTCTGTATTTTTGTTCCAAGTATTCTGCTATTTTGTGTCATACTACTATCATAGTTCATCTTCAATTATAGGTTCAATATTTGTTACTCCATAATAAATACAAAATGCCCAATATTCAGGCGGGTAGTTTTTACCCTGGTCTACGCTTATTTTAATTTCATTTCTCATTACGGTTTCTGTGTCTAAGATACTTCCCATGAATTTAACATCCGGTGTGTTTCTTATTGCTTCTAATAATCTTTCAAACACGGTTTGTTTTTTACCCATGTACAAAAGTTTCATTCTGTAATCATAGGTGGTGTCTGTATAGTTCCCATACTGCTGGCTAGATAAAGGTGAAGTACTTGCCGTTACGTGCATTATTTGTAAATCGTAAGCGTCATCAATCGTAACCTTTGGCAATCCTTCGCCCGTTTCATGCAGTAAATATAAAGGCTTATCACCGTGATTATTTTGTGTTAGCTGTACTCTACAAAGACCGTGATATTTAGCATCCCACCTATCAGTAATACCGCATTCTTTAGGAAGCTGTTTGGCTATCTGCGCATCTATCAGGGCTATTTGGTCTTTAATGTACATACTTTAAAAGTCTTTTCTTCAAAGATTTAAACGCTAAATACTCTCTGAGTTTTTGTATAGAATATCTCCGAATATATTTTCTCATATCTTAAACACTTCTTTAGCTTTATCTTTTATGAATTGTCTTATTCTATCCCGTTCACCCAATTGCTCGGAAGGTACAAAGATTGGCGTATCATATATCTGTTCGTTTCCCTCTGCCTTGTATCTCGCTTCTTCATTGTTAAAGCCTACACCTGTTTGATTAGCTCCTTTTTCTTCTTCCCATGAATCCCACATTTGCCCGGTGTAAGACAAATTGACTTTGTTAGTGGACAATCCTTTTTTCTCTCTTGCTTTTCCGTGTCTTTGTCCATACCTTCCAATCGGTGTTTTTGTTGGTTTCATTAGTAAAC